TCACCGACGAGGAGCGGACGGCCATCGGACTTGCTCGCTCTGTGTTTGAGGATTACAAGATGAGTCGGCTCCATAGTGCTGCCGACGAGGTGCTGGAGCGTCTCTTGGAACGGACAAAGTGAGAACGTGAAGGATCAGGAGCGGCGAGATATGGACAACGACAACACGCAAGACAAAGCCGAGCCGTCTCTTGCATCCGCTGGTTCTCACGGGGACGCGGTTCGCGCTGCAGCCCTTGCCCTTTACGAGGTTGGCCGCTGGGTGTCGGCCGATGTGCCGAGAGACAAGGCCGACGCCATGTGGGCCACGCTCCGCGATGCCCTTGGGTTGCGGCCCGGCCATGCGACGGCTCGCGGGGTGGATGGCGGCGGCACAAAGCCCACGCTCACCGACGAGGAACGGCAGGCGATATTTCGCGCGATGTATCGGGCTGCCGGCGTAGACTCCGCAGTACTCAGTTCGCTGTTGGAGCGGACGAAGTGAGAACCAGTGTTTCTGCGGCTCCCGATAAACCCGGACTCAAACGTGATAACGCGCACCGCCACCGCCCGACGCACGGGGAAAATGTCGGTCGCCCGGTGCTATTGCGGCGTTAGATAAAGAGGCTTGAGACATGGGCGATACTGCCACACCAATCCCGCCCGCGTGGCTTTCACGCCCGTACTGGGTCGATCCGGCTGGCGGTCACAGGTACGGGTTCCCGCGCCTGTACGATCCCGCGACGGATGGCGATATGACCGAGTGGCTGATTCGCCAGGGCTACCCGGAGTCGCTGGCGATGCAGGAGTTGGCGTGTACGTTCACGGCCTGCACAGATAGTGGCGAAAAGTGACAGTTTGCGTGTTGTCGCCCGCAATCCGTTTCCGCAACACATCACATCTGACATGTCTCCCGTAGCGACACTCCGATTCACGCTCCCCGATGAGCAGGGCGACTACGACGCTGCCCGGCTGGGCCACAAGGCGTTGACCACCCTGTGGGAGATCGACGAGCGGTGCAGGTCGCTGCTCAAGCATGGCGAGCCGAGCGACGAGACGGCACGGCTGGCAGAGGAGATACGGGGGATGATAGACGGGGAGATGCTGGAAGCATGAAACTGCGGCTTTTTCTCCTCAGTATGGCCCTGTCTGCCGGTCTTCTGGCCTTGGCCCTGGCCGGGGCCTTGGTGTTTCTCAGGTCCGCGTTCTAGGGCATTAGTCCCTAGAGCCATGGCATACACCACGTATTTCGATCTTGTCGAATCGCTGATCGTCTCCTCCTACGGCGGTCCCCAGGACGCCGAGCAGCGGGACATTCGCACGGCCATCCACCGGGCGTACGACGAGCTGACGACCATCCGCGACTGGGCGTACTACCACGTTCACGGACGGGTCATTCTTCAGGCCCCGTACGACACTGGGAGCGTCACCTCCAGCGGCGTCACCGTAACGCTCACGGGTGGCACCTGGCCCTCCTGGGCGGCCACTGGCGCCTACCTGAAGGTGGGCGAGGAAATCTGCCGGGTGGCCACCAGAACGTCCAACAGCGTCATCGTCTTGGACTCCGCCCTGTCGCTAAAGGCTAATGTCACCGCCTCTCCGTACATCCTGTACCGCACGGTCTACCCCCTGCCCAGTGACTTCCGAAACCTGGACGAGCCCTCCGACGAATACAACTGGTGGAGCGGTCTGTATGTGACGCCCGACCAGGCCATGAAGCTGGAGCGGGTGTCAAACTCCTCTGGTGAGCCCTACCACTGGACGGTCGTCAAAGATCCAGACTCCACCGGCTGGGCAATCAAGGTCATTGGGTATCCAACCGGCACCCAGACCCTGGACTTTACCTACCGCCGGACGGCACGGCCGATTCGCTGGAGCGGGCATGAAACGAACGCCCGGGCGGGTACCATCACCTCGCAGTACGTCGCCCCCGTGCTGGATGTTAACGGCGCCGGCACCAACTTCCAAGCCAGCATGGCGGGCTCCATTTTGCGAATCGGTGACGCATCAAACCACCCGGGGCCGATAGAGTCGCTCACCCCGTATACGGCCGAGATGCTCATCCTGTCCGTTAACGACAACGAAGAGCTGACCACTCAGGGTTCGCTGGAGCTGCTGACGCCCACCAAGTACCTCATCACCGACCCCATCGATGTCGCCTCGCATATGGCTGGAGCCATGGATTCTGCCTGCGACTACTGGCTGGCGCGGATCCGGGGCACGGGAGAGGACAAGGCGTTTTCCATGTACCAGCGTGATCTCCGCCTCGCCATGGAGCAGGACCAGCTTGCGCCGCTTTCTGGCCGCTCGCGGAATGTGTGGCATGACGGCGGCTGGCGTAGCCCCTTACAGGCGGATGTTGGATGATCGTCATCGACAAGTGGGTTGGCCTGGTGACTAATGCCTCGCCGTACACCCTGCCTCCCGGGGCGGCGGTGACGCAGGTCAACCTCCAGGTGCTGTCTCCCGGCCAGCTTACCGGCAGGCCGGGACTGAATGCCGTGTCGTTTACCTCCATCACCGCAGGCACAACGGCCATCCGGTCTGCGATGCGATACCCCGACGAAAACGGCCTGGTCTACCAGGACGCTGCGGGTGCCATCCGTGTCGGTAAGGGGCCATCCTGATGCTGATCGGCAACCGTACCACGGGGCAACTGGCGTCGATCCGTATCGTCACCGGGGGCAAGGACTACACCTCCGCCCCCGGGGTGGTGGTGAGCGGTGCTGGCGGGACGGGCGTTTCTGCCGTGGCCGTGATGGCTGGCACGCGGCTGGACTCTGTGATCATTGCCAACGGCGGAACTGGGCACACGGCCAGCCCGACTGTGTCGTTTACCGTCCCGTCTGCCGGGGTGACGATTTCCTCCATCACGGCAGGCACCGCCTCTGTGACGGTGACGCTGGCGTCGGCAGTCACAGACCTGTCTTGGCCCAAGCTCATCAGCGGTGGCGTGACGGCCAATGCGGTGTTTTTCAACACCACGCAACTCACCGCCGCCACCACGGCAACGACCGGCGCGGCGACCCTTATGCACCTGGGTTCCGGGGCGTCAGCGGTGGCATACGCCCACACGGGCGTCCTGCGTCCCATGAGCTTCTTCAAAGGGCGGTTTGGCACGGTCTACGGCGTGGACGGCATGGGCCGGGGCATCCGCTGGCCAGGTGGGGCAGCGTCGGTTCAGCCCATTGGTCTGCACAAGCCCGCCCGGGCTCCCGTGGTCACGGCGGGCTCCACCTCCGCCGGCAAGCGAGTGTCGTCCATCCAGATGGTAGACGGTGGGCGGGGCTATTCCTCTGTGCCCACGGTGACGATCTCTGGCGGCACGCCCACCCGCCCGGCCACGGCCCAGGCCCTGATCGTCAACGGCTCCGTGGTGGGCGTGCGGGTGTCCGATCCTGGCTCTGGCTACCAGTCCAACCCGACCGTGTCGTTTTCAGGCGGGCTGGGCTCTGGGGCTGCGTTCGGCGTGGGGGTCAATGGGGTCATTTCTGGCCTCCGGATTACCAACCGGGGCTCTGGGTACGTGCAGTCCGGAACCCAGGCCCCGACCATTGCCGTGAACACCAGCAATGGCCTAACGGGCTTCGTCGGCTCCGTGGTGGTCAACGGCGACGGGCTGGTCGATAGCATCCAGGTACTCAACCCCGGCTCTGGTGCCACCACCACGCCGACCTTCACCATCGGCGCGGGGACGGGGTCCGGCGCTGCGGCCGCCGGCGATGTCACGTACTCCGTGGTGTCCGTGTCTGCGACCAGCGCGGGCAGCGGGTTCTTCACTGCCCCGTTCATCACCGTCCGGCCTGCCGCCACCGATCCCTTCGGAGGCGGTGCAGAGCTAGAGGCTACGGTCAACACGGCCGGCGAGATCGCATCCGTGACCGTGGCCCGGGGAGGTCAGTACACGGCCCCGCCCACCGCGTTGATTGCCGACACGCACGCCCGCGCACAGGCTAGCGTTGCCGAGCCCATGCGGGGGAAGTACCTGTGTGCCATCCGCTACATCGACAACACTGACCCCGAGGTGGGCGGGCCGCTTGCCTCCTCTATCTCCCATCTGGTCGAACTAGAGGCAGGGACGGGATCCGGGCAGGTGCTGTGGACGTTTGCGCACCCCTACGTGGACGACCGCGTCACGGCGATGGAGCTGTGGAGGACATCGGGCGACCAGGCGGTTGTGCTGTTCCGCGTGGCCACCATCCAGAAGACCGACCCCAACTGGGCCACCACCTACACCGACACACTGAGCGACCCCGACCTGACCGACCCCAAGCGGGAAGGCTACGGCCTCATGCCGGTCACGCTTCCCAGCGGGCAGATCAACGCCCGGCGATTTGAAGTGCCATCGGGCAAGTTTGCCGTGGGCGTCATGTTCCAGGACCGCACTTGGTACGCCGTGGACACCTCTGGCCAGGCCCCCAACAGCCTGTACTACTCCGAGATTGACGAGCCAGAAAGCGTGCCGGCGGCCAATGAGCTGGTGCTGCAAGAAAACACAGGGCTCCCAGACAGGATTGTGGCCCTCGTCCCCTTCGGCTCCATGCTGCTGGTCTGCCAGACCTCGCACATCTACCAGATGATGTACGTGGCCCAGCCCGTCCTGGATGCCTCCATCCTGCTGGCCGCGCACCGTGGCGTACTGAACAGCCGCTGCTGGGGTGTCTTGTCAGGGGTGGCCTTTCTGGTGGACTCCGTGGGCCTGTACGCCTTCGACGGCAACTCCGAGCAGAGCATCTCTGTCGCCGTCGATAACTACTGGCGGGACCGGATCATCGACTTCTCCAAGTCGGACAAGTTCCACGTTGCCTGCGACCCCCTGACTCGCACGGTGCGGTTCTATTACTGCCGCTCCACCGACTCCGAGCCCGTGCGGGCACTCTGCTACTGCACTGCCACGCAAGCCTGGTGGGAAGAGTCGTACGCCACGGCAGTCACGGCAACTTCCGTGCCGACAATCAGCGGGCAGTTGCGACTGACTTCCGGCGGGGGCGATGGCGCGTGGCGCAAGGAGTCCGGGACGCAGGACGGCGGGACGGGTGTCTCCTACTCGCTCCGCACTGGCAACATGTCGCTCACCGACGAACCCGACCGGGGCATCGCCGTGCAGTACAAGCCCACCACGGGGGACAGCAACCTGAACGTGTCGCTGCACTTCAACAACTCCGACACCGCCCGGCAGAATGCCATTCAGTCCAACACTGGCACAGGCTTTACGGTGACCGCTGGCGGGCCGGCGACGATCAATCTGAAGCGGACGCGGTCTGCTCTGGGCGAGGCGACCGGCACGGCAGTGGCGCACTACTCTGGCCGCAAGAGCGAGCGGAGCGCCGGCGGAGATCAGCATCTTGCCGTGCAGGTCGCAGGCACGCAGGCGGCTGACCAAGTGGCTCTGTTTGGCGTCCGCATCATGGGGGTCAAGTAATGCTTACCCAGGCCATGCCGGCGCTAGCGCAGGCCATGCAGGGCGTGATGCCCCAAATGGCCGTGCGGCGGATGATGCAGGCGTTGGGCAACTGCAACCAGCCCCTGGAACACCGGGGGCCAGTTGCGATCCGCCCCACTACCAGGACGCCACAGAACGAGCTGGGCCTGGGCGGCGGCCAGGGCGGCGGAGGCTCTTTCGGGCCAGGGGTGTACAGCGATGGCGGCGTTTGGAATCAAAACCTGATCAACCAGTTCACTGATGTTTCTCAGGTGTTCAACAACAACTCCTTCATCGACATCCCCACCTACAACAACTACTTCAACACCCTGAACAACAACTTCGCTGGCGACGAGTTTTTGTTCAACACCAACGCCAACTACAACACCAACCTGTTCCCCACCACCATCATCAACGGCGTGATCGGTTCGGACGGCATCAACGGGATCAACGGCTTTAATGGCGTGGATGGTCAGCCGGGCGTGTCTGGTGCCGCCGGACTGGCAGGTGCGGCTGGAGCGGACGGAGCCCCGGGCGTGGCTGGGCCGGCGGGCGCGGCTGGTGCGGCGGGCTTGGCTGGTGCCGCTGGTGCGGCTGGTGCTGCTGGCCCCGCCGGCGCGGCGGGTGTTGCTGGGCTTCCCGGCATTCCCGGCCTGCCCGGCCTGCCCGGGATTGGGGGCGGCTACGAACTCCGCCAGGTGGACGGCCGCTTCCAGGTAAACCTCGTCCAGAACGTAACCGTGAAGGCGGCCACTGTTTCTGTGGATGTTCCGAAATATCGCTTTGACGCCGACAGTTGCGAGCTGGTCCCTGACGGCGTGGATACGGTGGAAGAAAACGTCAACGTGCAACTGCAAATCGACCGGGCTCCGGAGGTGTTTGGGCAAATCCTCTACACGCTCAAGCCCAAGGCCGGTTACCCATAGCCGCCTTTCGGACATTAGTCCGTAGGAGTACAGCATGCAGATCCGTGAGCGACAACTACCCGGTGGCGGCGTCATCCGGCACGTTTATGACCCCAACGCGGCCAACAATGCCGCCGCCCTCCAGGCTGCGCAAGTCAACGCCGCTGCGCAGGTGGACGCCGCCCGGGCGGCCGCGGCTGGTCAGGCTGAATCGGGAAGAGCCATGGGGGCCGGCAACGCCATGGCTGGCATTGGCCAGGGCTACGGCCAAGGCATTGCAGGAATTGCTGGTGCCTATGGCAACCTGGGCGGCTCCATGGCCAACGCATCAGGACAGCACTCCGCTGCCCTAGCTGGTCTGGGCGGGGCTACGGCCAACAACTACGGGGCCTACGCCGGCTCCATGGGGAGCATCGCCAACGCCCAGGCTAACGAGCGGGCCGCAGCCATGGCCGCCATGGCACAGTCGGAGAGCGCCCGTCAGCTCGCCGCCGGGAACATCGCCAACCAGGCCCTGTCCTCCTACGGTGCGTTGGGCAACAGCGCCATGAGCGCGTGGCTGGGCAATCAGCAGGCGTACAACCAGGCCCGAGCCAACATGGGCCAGTCGGCTGCCGCCGCCTTCGGGGCTATGTCGCCGGCTGTGGCGAACGTCAGCGGTGCGGCATCGAACGCCTTTGGGGCCAATGCTCAAGCGTTGGCGGCGATGCAGGGCTCCAACCAGATGGCCACCTCCCAGCTTGGCCAGTCTCGCAACCAGGCCCTGGCTGGGCTTGGTGGGTCGATGGCGCAACTGGGGACTGGGCTTGGGGGCGCCAGCCAGGTGTCCAATGTCAACCTGGGCTTCGGTGGCTCTGGTGGCGGCGGTGGCGGGTTCAGGGCCTCCAGTCCTTCGGGTCCGGTGGCCTCTGGATCCTTCAGCGGCTTCGGCGGTGGTGGCGACATGGGGGGCTCGTCCTACCGTGGCCCCGGGCCAGAGTTTGCTGGGATCGCCAACCGCAGCTTTGCCGGCATGGGCGGCCTTCAGGGAGGCGTGATGGACTCCTCTGTGTTGTCGGACCTGTCGTCTGGCAACGCCATGGGGATGAACCGTCTTGGACGCAGCTACGACGCGGCCCGCGGACAGGTAGACGAGGGATACACCAACCTGAACCGCAGCTTTGCTGACACCAACCGAATGCTGGATCAAGGGTCGCAGGCGATTGACGCCCAGCACGCCTCGTCCCGCAGCATGCCGATGGACATGTTCCAGAACTCCTTCGGCAACTTCCGCCAGCTTGCGGGTGACGGGTACGGCCAGTTGATGGGCGGCATGAATCAGTTCTATGGCAACGTCAACGCCAACCGGGCCAACTTCGCCCCCATGGTGAACAACGCCCGGGATGGATTTTTCTCATCGTCCCGCGACCTCCGCAACCTGGGCGGCCGGATGAGCGGAGACTTCCGTTCCGGCCTCACTCAGGCTGCCGGCGTGGGGCAGGGCCTTGGGAATCTCACGCAGAGCCTGGGCGGGCTTGGTGGCTTGATGGGCCGGTTCCCGCAGCCAGCCCCGGCTCCGACGGGCGGGGCGTTGTCGGATCTGTTCGCCAGTTTTAACCGACCCGCCAGAGGTGCAGGCCGTGGTTAACTATCACTCCAACGCCCAGTTCCCGACTCCGCAATACCCGGAGATGGCGAAGCAGCCCTCTCCCTATCCGGGTCAGAACCACCAAGACATCTTCAATGCCCAGATGCAGGCCCAGTCCGTAGACATGGACCGCTACGCACAGAAGAAGCGGGACGAGTATGAGTCGGCCGCCTCGCAAGCACAGCGTGAGCTGGCCCTGAATGGCCTGTCGCAGATGTATCAGGCACGCGGCAACGAACGGGATCTTCAGACGGGCCGGATGCGGATGCTGTTGGAGGGCCTCCTATGAATCAGGTGTCTATCGACAACGAGCGGCTGCCCCGGGGGTACACGCCCCGCCAGCAGTCTGGTGCGTTCAATAACTCCATGGCTCAAGCGATGGCGGCCGGCGACCCCCGCTATCAAATGAAGAAGTATGACCGCGCCGGGTTTTCCCGGGGTGGGGCGCAGACCAACCAGGCCGGGATTAAGGGCGCGCAAGACATGGCCAATGGGATCGCCGCCGCGTATCAGGGCCAGATCGATGACCAGCAGTACAACGCCATGACCGATCTCAGCTCCCAGGTGTCACGCGAGCGGTTCGGCCAGGCGCTTGGCGGATTGCAGCAGCAGAACGCCTACGCTGACCAGATGGCCATGCTCCAGCAAATGGGCGCGTTGTTCGGATTGCTCGGGTAAGAGGAGTTGAAATGAAACTGGACTTGGATCTGGACGACATGCTGGAAGGCTTCACCCGCGACGGAATGAAGAAGTTCGTCAAGAAGCTCCTCACTGCCAGCGAGGCGGAGGAGAAGAAGCTGCTTACCAAGCTCAACGGCAAGCCGGCCAAGAATGACTTGGCTGACCTGGACGAGGAGATGCACGGCAAGCATCCCGCTCCCACGGTCACGGACGATGACTATGAGTACGACGGCGACGATGAACTGCCGGATGTTCCGAAGAAGAAGGGGAAGAAGTAATGGCTAGTCCCGCCGCCGTCGCCCAAGGGCTTGCTGATTACATCCAGTTAATGGGTGGGGCCAGCCGACGCACCTCCTATATCGCCCAAGAGGCCGCATCTAATCCTCGCCTCCAGGCCCTGCTGGCCGAGGCCGCTACGTCCGACACGCCCAACCGAGTCTTCGCTCGCATCTCTGCTGAGTTTGAGCCGCCGGCCATGGACCGTGCGGCCATGGCCTACGGCGAGCGTGGCATGCCCGGTCGCCGGTCAGTGGAGCAAGCGGCTCGGGATGGTGTTGCCGAAGAGCTTGGCCCCTTTTTCCGTGAAGCGCCGATGGAGCAGGTCGAAGACGCCCAGTCGCTGCTTGGCCCGACCATGGGTGGCGATGAGCTTATTGACATTCTGAATGCCCAAAGCCTAGCCCCTCGCGGGGCGTATCAGTTGCCCCTGCGGGGAGATACTTCGGCGGTCACGCAGGATGTTGCGGGCCGGGGCTTTTTCCCGCTGCCGGCCCCTCGTTTCCCGGATGGTCAACTTTCCCTGGTTGGCTTGCCCGAGTCGGTTCCCGGCGGGTTTGCGGCCGATGTATTGCCAGGGGCCGGCTTGCCGCAGGCTGGTGGTGGCCTTGTGCCGGTTGGGGGCCGAGGGGCTGGCGTGCCGGTTGGTGGGCCCACTGGCTCTGGGGTTATCGTCCCTGGCCCGACTGGGCTGTCTACGCGGGTGACGCCGCGGCAGCGTATTCCCGGCCCTCCCCAGCGGAGGATCGGGACGACGGCTGGCGTGCCGGTTGGCGAGGTGACGCCACGGAGTAGCTTTCGGGCAGACGCCGCGCCGGACATCAACATGATGGGGATGGATGAAGGCAGTGTCTTGGGCTGGCCTGACAACATGCCGCGGGCCGCGGAGCCTGTGCGGCTGGAGTCCCTTGATGCCGCAGCCGAGCGCCGCGCCTTGGAGCAACTGGCTGAGTCCATTAGTCGGCGCAGTAGGGGAGGCTCTCCTCCGCGGCAACCTCCCGCCGGCCAAGCCCAGGCCGCTGGTGGCGGCGGGGGCAACTGGAAGGCGGCCCTGGCGGCTGGCGTGGCCGGTGCGGGTGCGGGCCTGTGGCGGCTTGGAAGCGACTTTATGTCCCCCGTTGGTGTAGCCGACGAGGAGGGGGCGTCTGGTCCAGACACCACCTCCCGCCCCAAGCCTTCCAGCACCGCCGACCTGGCGGCCGAAACCTCCCCTCCCCCCTCCGTGATGACGCAAGAGCCGGAGCCGATTAGCCCGCGGGATCAGGCCCACGCACTCCAGGAGAAGCTCAACGAAATGCGGGCGAAGGCTGGCGGAGAGGTGCCAGAAGCCGCGGCTATGCGGAAGGAGATTCAGCGTCTGTTCGACATGTCGGATGCGCAGACCAACGCCTCCGCCAGAAAGGGTGTCGCTCCGCAAGGCGCTGATCCTCTGTCCGGCGCCCGTCGCATTCTGGCAGACCTCAATGCCGGTCGCATTCCTCCCGCCCAGCGAGCGCAAGCGCAGGCGGAAATGCAGCGTCTCTATCGCCAGGCCGACGAGCAGGCGAATGCCAGGACTACCGCTAGGAGAGCAGGATGAGAGGCATCAGCCCAGTAGAGCGAGAAGAGGCCATGCGCATCCTGCGCGCAAAGCAGGCCCTTGCCCTGGAGGGCATGCCACGCACTCCCGATGGTCGGCCTGCGCTTAATGAGCAAGAGGCGGCCTTCGATGCTGAGATGGCGATGGCCATGGGGCAGGATCTCTCCTACGGCAATGGGGCCGATGTTGATAACCTTGAGGCCGCCGGCACCCCCATTGTCATGGAGCGGGATCTGCTGCCCGGGAGCAGCGAATCTCTGCTTGCGGCGCGGGAGGCCGAGGCTGCGCGCAGTTTTGAGGAGCGCGGTCCGTTCTACGACCAGCAGCGGCAGGCGTACGAGGCCGAGTTTGGCCCCATCGGCGCCCGCAATGCCGATGTGACCTCCGAGCAACTCCAAGCCCGCGAGCGCCGCCGAGAGCGTGAGGATGTTCGTCGCCACAGTCCCTACGCAGAGGAACAGCGGATCGCCCGCATGGCGGAGCGGGCGGGCGTGTCGATGGCCGAAGCGCGGGCCATGGTGCAACAGGGCTACGACCAGGCGGCGGCAGATCGGGGCATCCCCGCGAGCGCCGCGTGGCAGGTTGATGGCCAGAACCGATCCGTGCCGCCCGACTTCGACCAGTTCCGCGATGCCTACACGGGGCTGCGGGACGCCGTGCGGGACAAGCGGGCCGAAGACAAGGCCGCCCGGGTGGCGGAGGTGGCCAAGCGGGCGATGCTCGCCCAGAACCCGATGGGCTACCTTGGGCGCGACGACCTCAATAATGAACAACGCGAACTTGTGACCCAGCGCATGCAGGGGCGACGGCGGCCTGGCGACGATCCTCGCATTCGGGTGGCGGAGATTAATGCCAAGGCGCATGTTGATTCCGCGGCCACGCAAGAGCGCATGCGGGTCGAAGCCGAGGAACGCGCTGCTGCCCGCGCAGAAGCCAACGCCAAGGTCCAGCGGGATTTCGATGCCGAGCAGAAGCAACTGGACCGCGATGCCCAAGCCGCGTCTGGCAATCGGGCAAGCAGCGATGTCGTCGCCAAATTGCAGGCCGACCTAGATGCTCGCCGCCTGGAGCATGATGCGCAAATGGCCGCGATGGAGCGCCAGGGCGCCGAGGCGCAACGCCGCCATGAAGCCTCCTTGTCCGAGTCTCGCTTGCAGGCCGAAGAACGGATGAAGCAGTTTGATGCCAAGTACGGACTAGATAAGAAGGAGATGGAGGACAAGCAGAAGGCGCTCGCAGACGCCCAAGCCAAGGACGCGCGTGAACTACTGCTGCAACCCTTGGAGGCCAAGTACGGCCCCGGCGTGCGGCAGATTGCTGACAACATTTACGACACCCCCGAGGCCGAAGAGTCGCTTGCTGCGATGGCCTACGACGCGGACAAGTCCTGGACCGGCTTCTACAATTCTGATGCGGTGCGACTAGATGCCATCCTTTCACGCCTAATCACGGACCCAACCGTGCGGCAGGGGTTGGTGGACACATACGGCCTGGGGGCCATGTCGGCCAGTGGGCCCGGCGGGCGGAGCGGCCCAATCTCCGGCGTCGTCAACTTCTTCTCTGGCAATCCCGCCTACCCCTCGCGGTGATTGATGCGTTCCCCCCTCTTTGACATCTACGATCCGTATGGGGAGCTGGAGGAGCGCGCCAGGCTGGGCCTCCTGGACGCGGACGACCCGCTATCAGAACGCCGCAAGCCCACCCTCTCCGACCTCATGCCCGAGGAGGAGAAGAGCGGCTGGCTGAACACGCTGGCCGAGATGGGGTCTTCCGGCCTGGCTACGGCGGGGTATCTCCTGGACACCCCCGGCGCTTTGGTCCGCGGCATCCTGGCTGGCGATCCTCTCTCCGTCTTTGGATCCAGCGAAGACCGCGTGACCGGCCGGGAGCTGCTGCGTCAGTACGGCATGGTGGGGCGTCAAGACAATTGGGGCAATTTCTCAGGCGGGGTGTTGGCTGAGACACTTTTAGATCCCCTCACCTACGGCACGCTCGGGCTGTCGATGCTTGGGCGCGGGGCATTGAGCCCGGTTGGCAAGGCCATGAAGGCCGCCGGCTTGCTCCGAGACAGTGCCGTTGACTCTGCCGGCCGGCTCAATGCGCTGCGGTTCCAAGACAACCTGCCGCTCCGCCCCGATGCTATCCCAACACCGCGAGTCCGTGAGTATCAACGCAGGATCACTCCGGAGCGGGCGATTGCGTTCCTAGACCCGGCTGACCAGGCTGCGGCTACCGCCAGGTTGCAGTCTCAATTTGAGAGATTCGGCGTCGATGCCGTGGAAGGCATGACGCAACGCGCCGGGGTGCTGGATGACTTCCGGATCCCCGGAACCAACATCGGGTTTTCGGTCGGAGGCGGGGCGATTGGCGATGCGATTGCCGAAGGCTTGGACAGGTTCGGCAACTTCACCAAGATGGCTCCCGTTCTTGGTCCTGCGACTCGCACGGCCGCGGCGTTGTTCGACCAGAACGTCGGCGGATTAGGGACGGTCAGTTCCAACATGGAGCTGACGAATGATCTTCAGTTTGCCAAGCGTGTCGCCGCGAGGGACGCCAGAAACCGCAAAGAGGCCGTTGATCGGGCCTATGCCCTGCTCCAGTATGACGCCCGCAATGCCACCGTTCCGGACGCCCTGCCGGCTACGTATCTCCCCGGCGGGGCAGCAGCCATCCCGGAAGAACTCCGCACGTTCGACAGCCAGACGCTATGGGATCGGCTGGCTGATTACGTAGAGTCTCGTCCCCTCCAAGGCCCGACGCTGACGGGTGCCCCGCTGAAGACGACGGGCGACGACGTTGCTGATTATGTCCTGGAGAACGTGCCTGAGTTCCGTGCGATCCGGGATCGGTTTGCGGACCTGGGGCCAGAGGCTGTGCTTGCCGCTCGGGAGGCTGGTCTTGCCACCCCCGTGGCGCAGTCCCGCGGAGCTGGTGGGTTTATCCCCAGGCAACTTCGCCGCTTCCTAGACCCCTCTGCACCAGACATCCCTGGCGGCGAGCCGTATGACTTTCGCTCTTGGGGCCGGGACGAGCGGGCATTCTCTGTCCAAGACAACTTCGGCCGCTCCCGGGATCCTGCCTACGATCTGCCAGGTGGGATTCGGGCATTCCGTTACCTGACGGGGAATGTCGATCCCCGCTTGGATTCTCGGGCCCTTCAGCAGGACTTAATCACCGCACCGTCCGACCAGGCCCGGCGCGTCCGGTTGCGGCGAGCCTTGCGCACGCTCGGCGGAATCGACAACGCAGCGTTTACCTTTGACGGCCAGACCAACCCCTACCGCTACATCACGGACAATGTGCGGAACTCCCCTGCTTATCAAGCCGCCACGCCGGCCGAGCAGGCTGCGATGATGGCCACCGCCCAGCGCGAGGTGAACGCCAACTTTGAGAAGCTCGGCCAGCTTGTCATGAAGGCCGACACGCAGTTTGCCGACCAAGGGCTGGGAATCTTCGACACCCCGTCCTGGAACAACGCCCTCCGATATGAGCGCGGCCAGGCGGAGAACCTCGCAAACGCAGACCAGCTCTTTGCGATGCTCGCCCGCAGGGTGGATCCGACTCCGGCCGGAAGAGTGGTCGGCGGGCAGAGTGTCTCTCTTGCAGACGCGGCCCGGGAACTGGGCTTTGACCCGCAGAACTTCGCCAACCGCTGGATGCAACAGGCCCCTCCAGCGCAACGCCTGCCGTTAGATGAGCTGTCGATCCCACGCCAGTTCGTAGATGCCATGCGTGTCCTGACTCCGCAGAGCCGCCTGGCTCTTCCGGAGCGTGGCCTGATGAACGCCTTCGATCAGTTCACCAGTGCGTTCAAGATCGGGGCTCTCGCCTCACCCGCCTTTCATGTTCGTAATCTGTACAGCGGCATGTACAACGCGGCGACCGAAGGGGCTTTCAATCCGCTGGATACGTGGGCCGCTGGCAGGGCGAGCGGCGGGAACTACGAGGCACTGGCTTCCCGGATTCAGGGGGGGCGGTCGCCGTACCGCAACTTGTCCTCCGATGAGGCGATGCGCCAGTTCATCGCAGACTCTAGCAGCCAGCGGCTTGCGTCTGGCAATGTGATCAGCGACATCTCGGGCGTGGAAGATCCCGGGAAGGTGGGCGGCATGTATGTCGGCTCGGGGCCGACGATTGCCGAATCGACCCGCCAGGCATTGCAGCAGGGCCGCAGAGCGAACCCGGCCAACCGGACATGGCGCAACTTCCTTGGCGACTTGGCGTCTTTCCGAGGCGTCGGGATTACCAGAGAGCCCAGGCCGTACCAGACCAATCCCCTCCTGGCCATGAACGACGCGGTCGGGAGCCGGTCAGAAGATGCGCTGCGTATCGGCACGTTCCTGACACTCATCCGCCAGGGGGTCGATCCGGCCGAGGCTGGTGATACGGTTCGTCGCCTGCTCGTTGACTACTCGCCCGAAGCGTTTACGGGCTTTGAGCGCAACGTCATGAAGCGGGTGGCGCCGTTCTACAGTTTCCAGAAAGGCATTTTGCCCAGCATTGCGGAGAACACCCTGTACCGCCCAGGCGGATTGCAGGGTCAAACCATCCGCGCTGTCACCCGGGGCACGGAGCCCAGCGAAGACAACTTCATCCCCGAGTACCTCCGACAGTCGGCTGCGATTCCTCTCCCGGAAGGCTGGCCTTCGCTCCTTGGAGGCGAGCCGGCAGAGGGGTTGCAGCGGTACATCACCAACATCGACCTGCCGTTTGAGTCCACGCTGAACCTGTTCACCCCGGGGGTGGGTACGACGGCCGCGGCCAGGTTCGCAGACACCGTTCAGAAGACGGGCAGCAACATCTTGGGGCAGGCCAACCCCCTCATCAAAGCCCCGCTGGAGTACATCACCAACCGGCAGCTTTACACCGGCCGGGATATGTCGGATCTGTACTCTGTCCTAGAGCAAGACCTTGGCCCCATCGGTCGGCCGCTGGAGCAGGCGATCATCAACTTCGTCCCGTTCGGGGCCCGCGGGATCAGCATGTACCGCCAGTTCAACGATGACCGGCTGGACCCCGCCGATGCCCGCCTCAAGGCAGCGTTCAACGTCCTGGCCGGCGTGAAGCTCACCGACGTTGACGAGGAGCGGACCAAGCGGCAGGCCGCCCGGGGCATGCTGAACCAGATCCTGGAGACTACCCCCGGCGTCCGGACGTACGAGAACATCACCGTGCCGGACGATGCCCTGCGGTCGATGCCGGAAGATCAGCGGCAGATGTACCTGCTGTACCGGATTCTCCAGAGCGATGCCGCCAAGCGGGCCCGGGAGCGGAAGAAGACGGCACTGGACCCGCTGGAAGTGCTAGGGGCTGTCCGCTAACTCCAGCGGCGGGGCCGTTGCCCCCTCCTGCTTTTCCTCCGCCAGCAGCAGCCTGTCTATGTAGTAGACCTTCATGCCGGGGGTCTTGTGCCCCAAGTGTCCACTGGCATTTTTCCCTGCGATTTCTGCGTAAGTTGCCCCGGATCGCCGCAGAAACTTAGTGCTGCCCGACATTCCGGCGGTCTTGCAAAGACGGCGCATTTGGGCCAGAATCTTGTCTCGGCAAATGAGGTCACCGAATACTCTCGGGCCTCGCCGCGGGAGCGTGGCAATCGCTGCTAGGGCATGGTCGTCCAAGTAGCAGACATGCGGCTCCCCGGTCTTGAACTGACGGATCAGAAGCCTGTGGCCACGGATTTGGCTATGTTGAATCTCCAGCAAATTTGCCAGGCGCAGCCCGGTGGAGTAGGCCACCAGCAGCCATGCCTGCATGAGCGTGCTGTGAGGGCACTTCACACCCCCAGTCAGCTTCGCGGCTACCGCCAGAAGCCTGCGAATCTCGGCGTGGGACCACGCAATTGGGCTGGGAGGAAGGCGTTTGACGCGGCGCAGGGGCCGGAGTATACTCGCGTCCACCACTCCTTCAGCGGCAGCGAAGGCGAGCAGACGGCCGAGCATGCGGCGGTGGTTGTATACCGTGGAGGGTGCGAGATGGGCCAGAGCTTTGGTCAGGTAGTCGTCACAGAGATCGGGAGTCAAGTCCCGAGCCTGCCAAGGCAGACGGCGAACGAAGACCTCAAGCTGCTCAAGGTAGCCGGGACTTCCGCCGACGCGGTTGCAGTAGGTTCTGGCGAGATCAAGGATGGTCATGGGGACACCGGGCGGGCCAGTATGCCGCCCTCCTTGGGGGCTTCAAGTCGGCTGGAGATGCGGTATAACCGGCAAACTCAGGGCCGCGGGCAGCTAGCTCAGTTGGTTAGTTGCCTCGCGGTCTGGCTCACCTACCGCCGCTGGCCCATTCTCCGCGCGGCCTGGATCGTCTGTCTGACGGTCTGCGTTTACCTCTCTGCTTTCGGCACTGCGTGCCTGCTGTTCTCCCTTGGACAGTTTGGCAAAGCGTATTTGGAGTTGGTTCGCCCATGGAGGGGCAAGAGGGATCGCGTTCGCCCCACGGACGGGGCTTTTCACTAGGAGGACTATACGCATGGACAGCGAGATTAATTGGGACGACCTGCCCGTGACGGTCACGGGGATGTCGAACCAGGCTTACCACCAGAAGAAGCCTTTCGACGGCCGTTCGTTCCTCTGCTCGGTGCAGAAGGGCGGCGGGGAAGCCCAGTTGTGGATGGACACGGGCCACTCCCTTTTTGGGGGGAACTCTGCGACCACCACGGGCAGCGAGTTTGACGAGATCGTTACGGCCATCTTGGGCGGCAAGCGGTTTGATGATGTCGTTGTGGTTCCGCCCGACGAGGTTCTCGGGGCCAACGGCTCACGCAGCACCAAGGCGTACAAGGAATGGGCTGCGGGCCAGACCGGCATCTGCATCACTGCCGACAAGAAGTGGCAGTACGGCAAGATGCTGGACTCCATGCGGGGGAACGATGCGGTCTACGAGCTGATGACCAAGACCACCAGGACGCAGTTGTCTGTGTTCTTTGAGGCGTACGGTCACAAGCTGAAGGTTCGTCCGGACGCTTGTTGTGATGACAAGTGGTGGGATCTCAAGACCACCTCGTCGCCGTGGGATCGCATCCACCGCAGTGCGCTGGACTACGGCTACCTGGAACAGGACTGGCTGTACCAGCAGGGTGCGTATGCGATTGGCTATCCGCCGTTCCGCATGCCCTTTGTCTTCGTCCAGACCATGCCCCCCTACGCCTGCCGAGCGTTCGTCCTGCCGGAGGAGATGGTGGCGGCTGCTGGCAGGCGTTTGATCAGCACTATGGAAGAGGTCCGACTGCGGCGTTCGACGGGGATGTATGTGCCCGCGGATGCGGAGGAGATTCAGGAGATGGCCTTCCCGCAGTGGGCCATGCGGCAGGAGGAGGTTGTCGAACTATGACTGATCACACGGAAATCCTGGGGCCGTCATCGTCCCCGGCTACGGGCAAGCTGACCGAGGCGTTGGCCAAGGCCCAGGCTGAGTACCAGGCGGTAAAGCTGGACAGTGCTAACCCGCACTTTAAGTCCCGGTTTGCTAGTTACCAGCAGTGCTGCGAGTCCCTTCGGGGTCCGCTCACTGCGCATGGATTGTGCCTGCCTGACTTTCGCCCAGGCTTGGTGGCTGGGCAGTGGGTGCTGGTGGGCACGCTTCGGCATACCAGCGGTGAGTACATCCAGGGGTGCGCTCCGCTGATCAATCCCAAGGGGGACATGCAGGGGTTCGGTGCGGCGATGACATACGCCAAGCGGACCCTGCTCATGGCCCTGACGGGCGGGTTCAGCGGTGAGCCTGATGACGACGGCAATGCCGTCCAGTCCTCGGCCCCGAAGACAGGCGATGTGTACAAGTCCCTGGCCTACGAACAGGGGGCCAAGAAGGCGATTGCCGAGGCCGAGACGAAGGCCGAGGCGCAGAAACACTTGGACACGGTCAGGTTGCGGGCCAAGGAAAAGTCGGTCCCGCCCGAGGTGTTCAAGCGGTGTGAGGAAGAGTTCAACAAGGTCTGGCAAAAGGAGGCCAAGTAATGGGTTACCAGTGCGTGATGATTCTCGGCAACGTGACCAAAGACCCGGACATTCGACAAGTCGGGGAGAAGCAGGTTGCCAAGTTTTCTGTAGCCGTGAATGGCTACAAGGACTCCGTGGAGTTCTTCGATTGTGAGTGGTGGGAGCCGAATGGGGCACTGGCTTATGTCGCCCAAGGAACCTCGGTGTTTTGCTCGGGCGAGATCCAGACCCAGAAGTGGATGAAGGACGGCCAGGAGCGCAGCAAGAAGGTGCTGAAGGTTCGGACGCTGCAACTGACCGGCAAGAAGGAAACAAAGGCAGAGCCCGAGTTCGCCTCGGACTTCGCCTGACGAGTGTGCGCGCCGCCCGGGGCGGGGGCTCTCCCTCCACCCCCGTCCCGGGTCTTTTTGTTTGGGAGGGAGCATGGAGGCTGACATGAGGGTGTACAGGTCTTGGGTCTATGACCGGATTGGCGAGAGTGGTGCCCATGTATTCCGCGATGAGGGTGATGTGGTTGATGTCGGCGGCGAGTCGTTCGTCCGCTGCGGACATCACATGCTGCGATTCGACACCGCTTGGCATGACACGCCCGAGGCGGCCGACATGGTGGCCGCTGACAAGGTTGAGGAGTTTGCACTTGCGTTGATGAGGCAGGCGGCCAGCCTCCGAAGGGAGGTGGCCCATGCAACTGCGTGACTACCAAGCCGAGATCGTTGACGCCCACCTGCGTGCGCTCGCAGAGGGGGTTCGCTCAACGCTGACGGGCCTGTTCACCGGGGCGGGGAAGACCGTGGTGTTTGTCGAAACGGCCAACCGTATCTCTGGCCGGACACTCATCCTGGCCCCGCTCCGGGAACTGGTCTGGCAGGCAGCAGACAAGGTACGAGACATCATCGGCGTTGACCCGGCCCTGGAGATGGCGGAGTACCGCAGCCAGGAGGATGAGTGGTGGAGTCCGAAGGTGGTGGTGGCTTGCAAGCAGACCCTCATCCGCGGGCGGTACAAGAAGTTCAAGGACATCCGGCTGGTGATTGTTGACGAGGCTCACATGCAGTTCTCGCCCGCCTGCCTAGAGATGTTTCGGTGGTTCCAGGATCACGGCGCCATGGTGGCTGGGTTTACTGCCACGCCGTTTCGGATGGACGGCACGCCGATGCGGGAGTTCTATGAGCGGGAGATCGGAAACAAAGATGTGCAGTGGGCCATCGCCAACGGCTGGGCGGTGCAGCCGGTTTGCAAGCTGGCCCAGGTGCAGGGCCTGGACCTCTCGGGGGTGACGGTCAGCGGCGGGGACTTTAATCAGACTCAGTTGCAGGCGGCCGTGGAAAAGGAGGCCAATCTGCACCGCATCGCCCTGATTACACAGGAGGAGATGGAGGGGCCGACCGTGGTCTTCACGCCCTCGGTGGCGTCGGCCAAGGGGGTCTGCCATTACCTCAACAATAACTATCAGATTCCCGCAGTTTATGTGTACGGCACCCAAGACGAGGAGGAGCGCAAGGATGCCATCAGACGGTTTAAGACTGGGGAGGCGCGGGTTCTTGTCAACTGCCAAGTTGTTGCCGTTGGCTTTGACTACCCTCCCACAGCCACCCTCATTCTGGGGCGGCCTACTAAGTCCCGGTCTTTCTGGCTCCAGTGTATCGGACGAGCCACTCGTCCTCTCGCCGGAGTTGTTGACTACGCAGGCTCGGATACACCCGGCCGTCTTGAGCGGATCGCAGGATCTGGAAAGCCTCGCTTCAAGATTGTTGACTGCACAGATGCAAGCCTTGATCACCGACTTGTCACAGCCGTGGACATGTTCTGCACGGCCGACGACAAGGAGATTCGGCAGGTCGTCAAGAAGGCGGCGGCGAAGGAGCCGCTGACACAGGAGCAGATGGACGCCCTGGCTCAAAAGGAGTTGGAGCGCCGCCTGGCCGCCCAGGAGATCGAAGCCCGCCGGCAGAAGATGCTCGGGCAGGCTGCGGGCCGGGTGGTTGGCCGGGAGTTTGAGCTGGCCGCGGGCGGGAGCCGGAACATCGGCACCTACATGAATCCGCTCAAGGGCAAGTACGGCGGGCTGATGATGAGCCAACTCCCTGGTCACTACGTGGAGTGGGCCTGCACCAACCCCGGCATCAAGGGCTGGATCAAGAACAACTTTCTCAAGGAAAGGAGCCGCAGGCGTGAACTCGCAAAAGCGGTCTGACCTACTGCTGGAGGATACGGTCCAGCAAATCACGGAGGTGTTTGAGGTTTCGCACGCCTTTCCCAAGGCGTTCATCAAGGAGGAGAAGCGAGATGGGTTCTGGAAAAGATTGTGGAATCGTATTGCGTCATGCTTTGGCTTACGCCGCCGATCTGCACCGAAGGGTGATCGTCAACGGCGAGTCGATCCCAAGCGTGGCAAGAAGGCTTGACCTTCCCTTTGCCCAGTGCAAGGGCTCAGTGCGCCTGATCAGGAGTGTCGGTTCTGTCCCGAGTCCCGAGCGGCTGGCGCTGTGCGTCATGAACGACTGGGGCCTGGAGGATGAGGACATTGCGGAAATGTGGGGACGCCCAACGGAATGGGCGACCCAGGTGCGGGCTGACGCTGCGAGGCTTCGCCAGCAGGAGCCGATCACCAAGCACCTGGAGTACGTGGACGAGGGCCTGCTGCCCTACGACCCGTGCCCCGAAGAGCTGTACCGCCGGGCCGCTGAAGTCAGGGCTCGGCGTGACAAGGGTTGGACGCAGTCCGTGAGGGGTCGTCCGATCAGTGCCCAGACGCAGGGCGGGATGCGTCACTTCGCCTGGGATGGCCGCAATGCATCGTTCATTTCAATCGGCTTTGAAAACTGGCCAGGCCGCTGAACGCCGCTGGGTCGATGGCCTTCGGGCCCTCGGCCGGGCGGTGGCTCACGGTCTGAAGTTACGAATCCAAAAACACTGCAAGAACAAGGATCATGTCGAAACACCAGACGCCTGCTTGTTGTTCTCGGTGGAGATCAAGGAACGCTCCCTGTCCTTCACCTCTCCCGAGGATTACCCATACGACACCGTGTTCGTTGACGACTGTCGGGGTCTTGCCCGCGAGAGCTTCGGTCACTTTGCCTACGTCTATCTCTCAAAGCCGACTGGCCAGTGGGTGTGGCTGTGCGTCTTGGACCGTGACGAGACATGGACAGAGGAGACTACGTTCGACCGCGGGCGGGGCCATGAGGTGCCGGTCTTGGTGGCGCCGAAGTCTCATCTCCGCCCAGCCCAAGAACTGATTGATCTGATCTATCCGCACCATTACTTGGACCTAGTCGATGGAGAAACAGGAGCCTTCGTCTCCGGAGGTGGAGAGGTTGAAGAACGAGAACGCTACGTTGCGAAAACGCATCCGGATGCTGGAGGCAGAACTTCTCCGCCTCCAGGCAAAACTTGTAAGCACATGGGGTGAAGCATGAAGGAACTCTGGCAAGAGCTGGCCGCGCTCCGCAAGTTGGTCGAAGCGTTGTGGGCTCACATTGGGATGGGGCTGGCGAAATGAGCAAGCCGCTGATCCTGGTGACGATGTGCATCTACTTCTATGTGGGTGCGGAGCAGGGGCTCAAAGGGAATTTCGCTGGACTCATACTCTGGAGTTCGTATGGTGTGGCGAATATCGGCCTGTGGTTAATGACTGAATGAACGCTGACATCCCCTATCTCCGTGTCTGGGTGCGACTCCCTTTCGTCTCCCGCCAGTCGGGCATGGAGGAGGGGTATGCGTTTGCCATCCAGTCCTACCCGGGGAGAGCGCTGGCGTTCCATGTGATGCTCAAGAGTGGCGCTCATTACCGGGGCGTCCCGATCCACGCCCTGGCGTTACACCCTGACGCTCCTGTAAGGAACGTGGGCGAGCTTCAGCTATGGGATTGTTTCACGGCCCGGCCGACCGTCCATGTTTACAACTACCTCCGTGATCATCAGGCCCGATGCGGCCTGAGAGGTGGCACTGAGGACGGGGTGTACCTGTTTACCGTGGACTGGCTTCCCGACGACCAGGGCCCGGGATTCACTCACTTGCCCGAGCAGAACAAATGTGCCCATGTCCTGGCCTTGGACGACGGGAATCTGTGTGCCCTGCCCACCAATCGGATCGCCTGGCGGGATGGGTACTTCATTGGCCGGAACCCCGACCCCCGAGCCCGACAGTACACCGTCCAAGAGGAGGTCTGGCAGGCCGAGGACGCCGGGTTCGACGCCAGCCTGGACACCAATTACATCTACGAGGCCCAGGCTTGCCCCAGATCGGGCGATCCAGGGGCGGACCACCCGGTGTAGCCTAAATTACCAAAGCCCCGCACAGGTCCAATACGGGCCTCTCGCGGGCAATAGTTACTATGGCCAAGAAGCGCCGCAACAGGGACTACATCGACCGACTGAGGGCGGCTCACCGCTCCTCGGAGCAGATGTCCCTGTACGCCGGCCGGCTCTTGGAGCAGATCGAATCCCTCCAGCGTGACCTTCGGGCCCGAGACGCAGTGATCTCGGCACTCCGGTCGGAACTGGAGAACCGTCGCTAACTAACAGGCTCTGTTGCCAAGGGTGTATTTAGACCCCGCCCACACGCCGAGGCGAAAGCACAGCGATAATGGGGTCTCGCTTGCGGAATGCAGGGTGCGCTGACGACTCCGACCCTGGATGTAAAGGCCGAGGGCCCGCCGCACGGGGCGAAGGACGCAAAGGCCGTGGACCCCGAAAACAACTACGCACGCCCGCTATGCAGCCCTGGCTCCGCCGTTTGAGCTGCTGGCGACCCCGAGATTTCTCGGAGTCGCTATGCGCCCATCACCACCGTTTGACCTGCCGTGGCGTGAGTGCGTGAACACTGGTACACTTCGTTCGCCCTGGAGGGTAGATCGAATAACTGGATGGCCCGGCTGACCAAGGAAGACAAGCTCCTGTTCCAGGAGTTCGCTGCGGAGTTCCGTAGCTGTGCCATCTGCTGGTGGCCTGAGTCTGACATGCGGCGCCGAATGGAGATCCACCACATCTGCGGCGGGTCAGCCCGCAAGCATGACCGGCGGAATCTTTTGACCACCTGCTCGCGCTGCCATGGGGTGTACCACAACGGAAAGATCGACGGCAACTTTCCTGACATCACCAAGGCCATGATCCTCACGGCCAAGAAGGAATGCGATCCCGATCACTACGACCCGGAGTACCTCGCATGGTTGCGCCATCGGAAACACCTGGGCTACGACCCGCAGCCCATCGACCCCTACTACTTGGAAGAGCGGGAGAGGAACGTCGGCAAATGCCGGAAGCCATGACTTGCCAGGTGATCCGCGTCACCAGACCGGACACCATTCTGATTCGCACGTACTGCCCCCAGGTGATGGCGAGCGTACACGTTTACCTCGTCCTTGAGGGCGTGGCCTGCAAGCCAGAAGCCAAGCAGGAAATCCTGGACTGGGTTGAGATCCACGCCGACGCCGAGCGACTGAGGCTGATCACCTGGGAGTGGTTCCGAGATTCCTACGGCCGCCTGCTCGGGGATCTGGCCGACATCCAGAGCGGAGAGACTCTGACCCAGTGGCTGCTGGATCGCCATGTGGCTGACTCCCGGCCAGATCACTACCTGGAAATCCTACGAACGATGGTTGCCAGCGAGGAGCCAGACCAATGCTGATCGGGAGCAGTGCCAAGACCAACAACTACAAGTTCATCTTCTTCTGGCCCTCCCTCGGGGACAACAGAGACTTCGCCTTCGCCAGCCAGGTCGGCACCTGGGTGGGGCAGAACGCCAAAGTCCTGGACAAGAAGCGTCCCAGCGAAGCGTTGCGTCTCCTGGCCGAGCAGTTCCAGGATCTCCAGGAGTTGGATGCGATCTCCTTCAATGGCCCCTTGGCGAGGATGCGGAAATGAATAGTCGATCCAAAGGCGCAAGAGGGGAGCGGGAAGCAGCCCGTGCCTGGACGGATGTGTTCGGCGTGGCCGCCAGGAGAGGCCAGCAATTTGCGGGCGGGACAGAGAGTCCGGATGTGATCACCGGCATGGCGGGCATTCATGTAGAGGTGAAGCGAGTGGAGGCTGGCAACCCCTACGTGTGGATGGATCAGGCCGTCCGAGATGCAGGGAAGAACGCGCCGGTCGTACTCCACCGCCGGAACAACAAACCCTGGCTGCTCATAGTGAGGCTTGACGATGCCCCAAGACTGGCGAAAGCGATTGCTCAAGCGGCTCAAGCTGTGGGCGGAGGAGCGGTTCCCGATCACCTACCCGATCCGGGTGTACCTCCGACCTCCGGCGAGGATGGAAAACCACCTCGGGTTTTTTACCTTTGACGACGACGAAGAACGCGGAGTCATCAGTATCTTGGAAACCCAAGATCGCGTAGGCTTGATCGATACGTTTGTGGAGGAGTGGGCACATGCCCGCACGGTGTACTTAATTGACACGGAGGACAACGATGAAGACCCGTACCACCATCCCAGTTTCTGGAGCGAATACGGACGAATACAGCAGGCTGCCCGACAGCAGGAGTGGTGATCCGTACCTTGATATCTGTGAGACATTGCACACCCTGCTCACCCGGAAGCGAGGTTACTACGGCTGCCGGGAGGAGGGACCATTGGACAACGCCCTGGGCGTGGCAGAACAGGGCATTCCCCCGTGGGTTTACCAGCTCGCCCGAATCGGGGAAAAGGTTCGCCGCTGCGGTGGCCTTCGGGGGGCAATAGTCGATGGGCAGTATGACAAGATTCGGGAAACGCTACTGGACATTGCGGGCCACGCGGTTGTGGCGATAGCGGTGCTAGACCATGAGGAAAATTCGCATGAATATCAAGGTGATTAGTTGGTTGCTCAAGCACCGTGAACTCCTGCTGGCCGTGATTGCCGCGGCCAAGAAGTTCAACCGCGACGGCAACTACATCTCCCAGTGGGAGGTGGTGGATGAGATCGCCCGCCTGGTGATCCCGGTGTTTGAGCGTGAGGGTGTGGACGCCGGCACGCTGCTGGCCTCGGACACCTGGGAGTCGGATGAGGTGTCTGCCTTTGCCTTAGGCGCCGAGGTCCAGGCCATGGGTGTTGACTGGCAGAGCCTGATCCAGGTCATCCTGCCGATTCTTATTGCCATCCTGCGAGCGTTGTCGCCCGATGAATGACTTCGTCCACCTCCCCCCCTACCGTGTTGATCTCCAGCATGTACCACATTCGGTACAGGAGGGGGTGGACTGGGCTGTGGCCGGCTATGGAATCCCCGGGCTGTGGAAGCACACCAAGGGGGAAGGCGTGACCGTAGCCGTGATTGATTCCGGGGTGGCGCCACACACCGCACTCAAGGATGTGGTGGTTGACTACAGGAACTTCTCGTCGGACTCCGATGTCTACGACACCCTCGGTCATGGGACGCACGTAGCCGGGGTGATCGGTGCGAAGTCCGGTCTGGCCAAGGGCATCGCCCCCGGCGCCAAGCTCATCAGCATGAAGGTGCTGGGTCACTCAGGCATGGGCAGCAACGAGGCTGTCGCCACCGCAGTCACGCATGCCTGCGAGGCCAAGGTGGATCTGGTGTGCATGTCCCTCGGGTGTGCCAGGCCGGACGCCAGGGTGCATGAGGCGATCCGCAGGGCTACGGCCGCTGGTGTGATTGTGGTGTGCGCCGCTGGGAATGACGGTGGTGCAGTGAACTACCCGGCCGCGTTCACTGAGACGATTGCCGTGGGTGCGGTGGACAAGGAAGGCAACGTCTGCCAGTTCTCATCCCGGGGGAAAGAGATTGTGGTGGCGGCGCCGGGCCAGGACATCACCAGCACCTGGCTGGCGGAGGGATACGCCACCATTTCCGGGACGAGCATGGCGGCGCCGTTCGTCACGGGTGTGCTTGCGTTGTGGGCATCCGACGCCAAGAAATCAGGCAAGAAGCTGGACGCATCTGCCGCCCTCAAAGCACTCAGTGAGACATGCCGAGACGCTGGTCCCCATGGCCGGGATCCCGAGTACGGCTGGGGCCTGCTGGATCCGCACAAACTCCTGACCTACACCGCCACCGCCAGCATTGAGGGGGTAACCATCTTCATTCCCGGGGCCCGCATTCTATGAACACCATGCAGATCGTCAGTCTGGTTGTCGTCGCCTTGGCGGCGGCGTACGTGTACTTCCCGAGCATCAAATGGCCAGCCGCAAAGCCAAGCAGCATGAAGCAGATCGAATCCGTACTGGCTATCCGAGACTCAAACTCCAGCCCCGAGGTACGCAAGGCATGCACGCAGCTCTTGCAAGCACTACTCCAGTAAAGCACTTACTCTTGGCAGGTGCGGTGTTGTTTGCCGCCCTGCAATTTGTGTCCCTGCCCCAGCGGTCAGCCGCAACCGGCCCCGTCGCCGTGGCCCTGTCCTCCGCTTCCTCCGCGGAACGGGCCCGAGTCGCCAGCATCTACGCTTCGCTGGCCGACCTGATCGAACGGGATGGTGGCAAGCTGATACCTACCACCGCCGTGTGGCGCGCCATCTATGCAGACGCGCTCCGGCTGGCCGCTGGTGGCACCGACCTCGTCGGGAAATACCCGGGGTTGGACAAGGCGGTGGAGAAGGTACTGGCAGAGCATTACCCGCTGGACAACTTGCCCATCGACCCGGTGATGGCGGGCAAGATCGCAGCCGGATGTCGGGCGGTGGAGAAGCAGAGTGAGTGACGACTTCGACAATCCGATGCAGTTGCTCTCCGCCTACGAGGAGGGCTTGCAGGGGTACATCGATAGCCCGCGCGAGCGGGGCCTGTTCTCGGAATCACAGAAGCAGTCGGTGTATTCGGAGCCCAACATCATGGGCAGCGGGCAGGGCCAGCGTGCTTTGCTGTGGCAGTACACCCAAGCACTGGATCCGCTGTCGTTCACTGAGCGCCAGACTACTGGAGATTGTACGAGCCACTGCTCGCGGAATGCCCGAGACACAAGCCGTGCGACACAGATCCTCGTTGAGCGCCGGCCTGAAGACTTCATTGTGCGTGGCGCCACGGAACCAACCTATGGTGCCCGCGGTCACACCGGCCAGGGCATGTCGCCTGCCCGAGCGGCGACGTTTGAGAACGAGGTCGGCTTCCTCATTCGCAAGAAGTACGAGCCCGTGGATCTCTCGGTTTACAAGTCCAGCATCGGCGCAGGCTGGGGCGGGCGTGGAGTTCCGGAAGATGTGAAGGCGCTCTGCCGACAGAACAAGGTCGGCATCATCCGACAGCTCACTCGCGTCCAGGACGCAGTGGATGCCTTGTTCAATGGCTACTGCGTAGCGTCGGGACAGTTCGCTGCGTGGTCGCCCACCCCCAACAAGGATCACATCCATCCTCGGGCTGCCGGCGGATGGAGTCACGCGATGGCTACGGTTGGGATGGACTTCACCCGAAAGTTCTGGCCGTTCGATGTGTTCTTCATTGCAAATAGCTGGGGACCATGGTGTCAGGCGCCCAAGGAGTGGCCATCCGACTACCCGAAGTACGTCCCTGGCATGATCGTCACCAAGGCAGAGGACTGGGAGGTGTGCGTCCGCGGCGGCGATTGCTACGCATACGGATCAGTCGATGGTTTTCCGCCTCAGAAACTCCCCGACTACGGCACCATCGGACTCCTCCGCCATGATTGAACTGCTCGCCTGGTTCCTGTCGTTCTTCCCTGCCCCCGACATGACGGGCCCGGTGGCCGTCCATGCGGCGTACGTGATCCACACCCAGCAAGTGGACACCCACTCCAAGAAATGCTGCGGCGTGTGCAAGGGTGGGTTCATCATCCACGGTGACGGGCACAAGACTCCCTGCCCCTGCCCTCCGGACTGCGAGTGCAAGGCGGTGAAGCACCCGTCCGTGATCGTTCATCAGACCTGCCCAGACGGGACATGCGCGCCGAAGAGATAGTCTACGACTGCCTGCGGGACACTGGCGCCCGTGGCATGAGCAAGCACAGCGAAGAGATCGCCCTGCTCGGGTTGATCTACTGCCCACTGGCCGGCAAGCAGCGACGGCAGGCCATGCGGAAGTCGTTCCTCCTGGGCAACCCCAACGTGGGGTCGGTGTTCATCATCCTGGTCCTGCCCATTCTGATCTCGGTCATCAGCGCATGGATTACGAAATGGATTTTGAATCGTCAGGATTTGAAACAGATTCAAAGCGTGGCGTTCGACGCATTAGCAGAGCTATCGCCGTCTACGACGGCCACACTCACATCTACCAGTACCCGCCCGACGAAGCCGACCGAGCCCGACGAATGGTGAAGCTGCATGTGGAAGAGGGATCCCTGCATCCGTACGCAGGGCTGATGTTAGTGAGCATGATTCGGAGGGCCGATGATGGAGATTGAGGTGTGGATGGTGATCCTGACGGGCGTATGCGCCGTCGTACCGTGGGCCTTTTCGATCCACGCCAAGGTGGCGGTGATCGCATCGTCGGTGCAAGACCTGCCCGATGTCGTCGATGAGCTACGCGAGATACTGCGCGAGCATGAACATCGACTCAACGAACATGCGAGTCAGATCCAAGCTCTCAAAGAAACGACAAGCGTACGTCGTTGAGTACATGCCCTTGGCCTCAATGCTGGCCAAGTTTTTCGTTCAGACCCGCCCGAGCTGGCAGCGTGGCGTGCTGTTCCCCGACCTCCAGTCAGAGGGATTCCTGGCCCTGACCAAGGCGGCCCGCACGTACGATCAGAGCAGGCTGCCGTACCCGAAAGCCTACTTCGCACGGGCGATCATGAACGCCATGTACAAGTGGATCAAACGGTCCACCCGGCAGCCGTGCGAATGGAAGCTCTCCCTCACGGAGGCAGAGCAACTCCTGCCAGTGATGGAGCATCCCGACTACCTGCGCCTGGCCATCGAAGACCTGCCTGAAGAGGAGCAGGAGCTTGCGCAGAGCAGGTTTGAAGACTCGCTTACTCTGCGACGAATAGCAGAGGAGCAACAGATTTCAGTTCGACTAGCTTCCGTTCGCAGTCGGGATCTCGCCAGAAAGTTGGCGCTAGCTTTGGATATTCGGCTTCGGCCGCACGTACAAGAGTGCGAACATCGGCAACGTGGTAGTACCCGGAACCGTTCTTCCTCACCGCGGGCTTCTGACAATCCATGCAAGCGACGGCGATAGTGTACCAGGAGCAGCCCGCCCGGCGCATGGTGAGCATGCGGTTGCCGTGAGCCCGCTCCTTGGGTAGCGGCACCCACTTCTGCTCCTTGCGGATCCAGCCCCATGGCCTGGTCCCACCGTACGGTTGACCAGTCTTCTTGCGGTGTTCGATCCCCCGCCTGATCCGGCGGCCGATCAGCTTCCGCTCGTACTGGGAGAACACCGCACCCTGGAGAAACACCAGCTCCCCCTCGTCCGTGGATAGGTCGATGGGGAAGTCGCAGATATGCAGGCGGATGCCCTGCTCTCTCCAGGCCATGAGGGTGGTGGCCGCATCAACCAGGGAACGGAAGCCTCTGTCCCTGGTAGTCACAACCACGGTATCCCCACGCTGAAGCCGGTCCCACATCCGCTTGCCGGCTGGCCTATCTCTCAGGGGCACGGACCCGCTGACATCCTCATCGACAAACACCTCGGCCAGGGTCTGGTTGGTACGCTTGGCGTAGTCCTCCAGCGCCGCCCGCTGTGCCTCTGATGAGGCGTCCTGCATGTCCGTGCTAACCCGACAGTATCCGTACAGCATGAGTCACCTGTAGGAAGACCAGAACAAAATGCCACCGATAACAACTACTGCCACCATGAAGTCAGCAACTTCGCTCATCGAATGATCTCCACAAGGATACGAAGGACAACGATCACCAGTTCCAGAATCACCGGGGCATCCGTGCCCATGGGGTATCTCCTTATGCAACACTGAACTTGGATGGCACACCGTAGGTCAACACAACCTCGGCCAACACCCGCTTACCATTGGGATCGACATACAACGTCACCCTGCCATCGGCCGGCGGGGTTGGCTTGCCGGAATGATTGACCTCGGGGAAGGCGTCGTCGCTTTGCAGCAGCGAGGTCATCACCGTGGGGCCAACCGCACTGGCGAGCTTCTTGTATGCCTCCATCACCTCATCAGCCGAAGCCCTGGATGCGACGGCCGCATCAATCGCACGCTTGCCAGTCACCAGCGACGGCACACTGACCGGCCAGTTGAAACACGTACCGACACGGTCCAGATCGAAGAACCATTGCACAACATCTAGGTCATCCATCAACTATCCCTCCTGTGTATTCGCAGCCTCGTCCACTTCCACCACAATCCCGTCCTCACGGAATGCCTCAATGAGGACATCGGCCACCTCTTCGGTGAACCGATCCCCGATGTTCATGCCTCCCACCTCGCACCACGCAGAGCAAACGTACGGGTACTTGTGGCCGGGCTCGTAGTCAAAGCAAATCTTCCGGTGCTTGCCGAACGCCATCAGTCTGTCTCCTCAACCAAGGTGTCGTAGAACTTCTTCAACGCCTTATGCACAAACGCAGCAGGGTCGCACCCCTCCTGGTCACACAGATGCAGGACGCTCACCACCAAGTCCTGCATGATCACGCCCTGATCCTCATCGATATCCCGCCCGGTGGCAGACGCGAACTGCTGGCATGCCCGCAGCCCACGCTTCGCAATCGTCTTGTCACCCGTCAGCATCGCTATCCCTCCTGATCTGATCGGCCCACGCCACAATCCCACTCACCTTCCCGCGGATCACCCAACGCAGGTGATCCTCGTCGGTTGCATATCCATCCGACAGGATGATGGCCATGTGCGTCCGAAGCCGGGGCGACCGCAGCACCCGCGCGCGGGCTTCAGCGTACAGTGGGTCGCGCTCCCACTCCCGCAGGCCGCCGTATACGTTCCAGGCGTCAGCCATCACTCACCTCCTCTATGTGGTGTGTCATGTTGTTCTGCAAGAAAACTTGACACTGGCCCAGCGTGTGCATCGCGGAAGTTCCGGCTCAGTTCCCCCGCCGGTGCAGTGCCAACGTCACCGAGGGCGTTGATGATGGCGAACACCTTGCCATTCTGCGGCTGCCACTCCGCAATCCACCACGGCACCCGGGAGTTGCCGACCCAGAACACCATGTCGCCAACCTTGCCGGGTATGCCGTCGATCTCGGGGCCTTGATTCCAGAAGTCAGCCATCACTCACCTCCTTTGGTCGGGGCCATAGGGCATGACCCCCGTGTCGATAAACTCCTCAATCGCCTGCGGCCAGATGCGATGCTCGGGGCAAACGCCCAGACGCCAAGTGGCATCACGCACGGCCCCAAGCTCTAGCCGCAGCCGCTCCAGTTGGATCTGAAGGTGCTGCTCGCAGACCTCCAGGGCATGCTCGCGCTTAGTCTGGCGTGTCTTGCTACGCATCACTCCCTCCTCAAAACGGGATTGCCTCTGCCTCAGTCGGCAGCTTCCGCAGTATATCCAACGCCGCGGCATACGCAGCCTCGGCGTACTCATCCTCCCCGAACATGACGATGTCTCGGGCATCCTCCATGTCCCGCTCCACCGCAGCCCGCAGATAGGCGAGTTGCGTGAGAGTCAAAGTCACTGTGATCATGCGTCCTCCAAAAGAAAACGCCGGATCTCCTGGTAAAGATCCGGCGAAACGTCCTTCACAGCAGCCTCCGCCAGCACAAGCAGGCGGATGGCACGGTCAACTAGGTCATCAGTCCAGTGATCGCTTCTTGCCATTGGTTCCCTCCGTGGTTACTCCCTCCGCCTGTTCGATGGCCGTGCGGCACAGCCGCAGCGTGTCCAGGTCGCCTTGATCCTTGCCTTTCCGCAGTCGCCGTGCGCAACCATCCGCAACCTCACGCAGCGCAGCGAGCATCTCCGGTGCTGCGGCGATGAGGCGGGCATCCACCTCCAGCACCCGGAAAGCAACGGGACCATCCGGCGCTTCGATGGTCACGCCATCGTTTCCCTCCTCGTCGCTCCACTCCACGGTCCACGGTCCAGGTGTATGACTCATCACTCCCTCCCTTCTGCTTTGGAAATGGCTGCATCGGCCACGCATGCATAGCACTTGCCGTGCTGCGCTACTTCTGGATCGTCGCAATAACAAGGGCGGCGACCATCGCACGTAGTCTCTAGTTCCATCCACATCTTTAGGGCGGCCAGCATGTCCGGCGCCGCCGCCATCAGCCGCTGGCTCTCTCTCTTGTCTCTCCCCCGCAGGATGCTGGGGTATTCCGAATCTGGGAATGGCATCACGCCACCTCCTTCTGCAACAGATAGGCCATCGCCTGCTCGCCAACGTGGCGAGTGTACGCAGGCGGGAAGCCTTCCTTCAGTTCGTTCCAAGTCATTGCCCGGGTCACGCCCATCGCTGCGCGTCCCTCCTCCACCGTCTTGGCAGTGGACCCGCCGATCACCAACTTGCCGGTCTTACTGCACACCCCTTTGCATGTGTCGCCCATGGTGTGGTACACGCCCACGGGTTTGCCCTGCTCCTTGTGCTTGCAGCCTGATCCAACCAAGGGGAAGGACGCCAGGAACAGGCGATGCCTGCGGACCCGCAGCCCATAGGCCGAGCCGCATTCGATCACCGCACCCTCCATCCCAGGTGCGCCGACCACATTCTCCACAACCCACGGCACGCCGCAGTCACGCAGCAGCTCTAGGGTGGGGGTGAGCAGATCGTCGTACTTGCACTTGCCACCCTGCGCTTCCCGCAGGTGCTTGGCCCTAGTGTGGGCTTGGCATGGCGGCGATGCGTGGATCAGGTCGAACTCACGCAGATACTGCCGATCCTCTAACGCATCCAAGGCGCTGCCCCGATGGAACTGAAAGGGGTAACTGGGCTGGAACCTCACATCCCACCCCACCACATCGAAGCCGGCATCGTAGTACCCATCTGCCGCCATCCCGGCTCCACAGTACAGGTCCAGCACACGCATCACGCAACCTCCAGTAGTTCCAGGATGTCGGACAGGACAGACGCACGGTGCTGCTCTTGCACTGCGTCAGGGTTGGCCTCGTCGTCTGCGTAAACGTCAGCAACGTACTGAATCTCAGACGCCAGAAGGTCACGCAACTCCTCGGCCTGCTCGTCGGTCAGTTCAATGGTTGGCATATGCAGCCTCCAGTTTGGCGAGGATACCCCGCAGTTCATGGATGAAGTAGGTCCACTGGCTGATGTCTTGCGGATCCGTGGCCTTTTCAGACTGTTCCTTCATGCGATCCAAGCGGTCCAGCATCAGTTGCCGCACCTCCTCGGCCTCGTCAGCAGTCCAGTCAATCTGTGGCATCGGCAGTCTCCTGGGTGTGGTGGTCATGCAACGTGCCGCACTTGCGGTGCGACTTGTCGAACATGACAACGTCAAAGTCTTCGACCCCGCATCGACTGATCATGGCGGAAAAGAACGACTCGGCCTTGCGGCCAAACGCACGCTCGCTCTCCAGTTCGCTGATCAGTTCGCAGGCGATCCACTGAATCATGCCCGGCCGCTCCGCCTCGCGTAGCCCAACGCACAACTGCGACAACGCACGCAGGGGATCGCGATACTCCTCATCCTCGCCAAGCCACCGCTCAATCTCGTCCAGCCTTGGCAATTCCGCGTAGTTATCTTTCGCTCGTTGTGCCAGCCACTCGCGGTAGCGGTTGGTAGTTGCGTCAACATACTGATGTTTCATTCACCGCCTCCTTCTCATACACACCGGAGTACCACCCGGTGCAGTCCTCCACCCAGAAGCCAGCAGCCGACAACGCATCGGCCAACTGTTCGATCTTCTCATACTGCTGGCCGTCGTAGTTCACATACGGCCAGAGCGGATCACCCCGGTAGTGTTGCAAGATGAGCAAGGCACCCTTGCCATACTCACCATCGAACTCCGACCGGGTATAGCACACAAAGTCACGGCCCAGCACTAACTCAATGACGGCTGCGGCTCGGGCCATCTTGGCGAGGTCACCTGATGTCATCGACCAACTCCTCCGCGTCGATAGTATACACCCATCCACATGCCCTACAGCAGGCATGCCACAGAGAACCAAGCGGGGCAGCCCAGGCCACCTCGCAGCAGTCACATTGAGGGCACATGGGCAGTCTCCTTCCGGCGATAGGCAGGGTGCGTGTACAGAACTCGCTTGCCCTTGGTTGTTTCGATGCGGACAATCCGGGCCGTGAGGATCGCAGGCCCGCCGATGGTGCGGCTGTTGTAAATCACCAGCGGCACCTTGCACGGCCCGCAGGAGCGGCTGATGTACCCCTCCATGCCGCATGAGTCGCCCCAATCCTGGCCGTCTTCGTCGCCGTACCTGATACGAATGCGAATCCTGTGCATCCGGCACTTCTCTAGCAGGGCAATGATCTCCAGCTTGGTGCCAGAGTCATAGGTAGTCCCGTTCGCTTCAGGCATGCACCACCTCCTTCAGCCCGTTATCCCAGGCATAGTTGACCTCATCCTCCGACTCATCCACCCGGATATCGTCCACCAGAAACCACCGGGCCGCGAGGTTGCGGGCAGACGCCTCGGCCTCCTCCGGGGTAGCAAACCGCACCCCATTGCCAGCCCATTCGCCCTGCACATAGACCATCGGTCGGTAACTCATTGGTTGTCCTCCAGTCGCTGTTGGTAATCGTCATCGGACTCATCGCTGCACTGTCGCTGCCACAACTCATCAGAACACCGGCCACCCGTGCGGTCGGAGCATGCGGTATGCCCATGTCGGCAGGGGTAGCACCCATGCTCCTCGTCGCCGGCCAGGGACATGAACTCCTCCAGTTCAGCCAGTCGCATTGGCCACCTCCTTTCCGTATGCCTTGGCCGCAGCAATCAGGCGATGCGGGTCAGGCGACACGTTGTTTCGGTACATGCGGAACAATCCGGCGTTGTCATTGGTCACCACAACCCCGTCCCGCCGGTCGGAATAGTGGGCTTGGCCGATAGCCTCACGCACATCTCGCAGCCGAACGCGGGGCCGGTCACCTTGAAGGTGAAACCAGACGATCCGGTACAGCTCGTCGTATGGGCTAGGCATCGCTCACCTCCTCCCGGTATTCCTCCACCAGATTCCTGGCAATCTCATGCCAGTTCACCTCCGACAGAGACGCATTGAGCAGGTCGGCATACACACCCTTCACTTTGGGCATGTCCTCCTTGTGCCAGTCCTCCAGCCAGTCAACCAGCACATCGATGCACCCCTCCGGCCCTTCAAAATCCCGCACGGCCTCCTTGGCCTGCCTGTCCCAGTACCGCTGGGAGGATTCGTCGTTGTCCATGTGGAGCTTGACGCACCACGTTTCGTAGTTGGTCCAGCCGTTGTAGGCCATGGTTCACCCCTTGGTTGCTAGGTAATGCCGCACCAGTTCTTCGATGGAGATATCCCGGTATCCTTCGATCCGGTCACCCCATTCATGCTCTGCGTCTTGCTCTGCGGTGGAGAACCGCACCACGCAGTCCAACACCGTGTCCCATGTCTCACCATCACTGAGCAGGACAAAGCACCTGCCCTGCTCCAGGTCAGTCAGCTCCGGCATGTGTCACCTTTGCCATAGGGGAGAGATAAAACCGCCCGTCGCCACGCTTGCGGGCAGTGAGGGTTGCAAGCCCACCTACCCGTTGAAACACCTGATCCAGCAGCCAGTACGACTCTGCGGATAGGCCCGCATCGTCTTCCAGTAGCCGGATTGCAAGGTTGTGCAGGTCCACCCGCAGCTCACGCAGATCGTCAGCCGCATGCACAAGGCGGCTTGTCAGGCTCATCGGCATGTCACACCTCCTGGCCACGCATGGCCGCTTCTCGGGACGAAAAGCCAGACGTATGGCACCACTCGCCATCCGCCTGTCTTTCCAGACGAACCCAACACTTGAGGTCGTTGGAGTAGTAAGCATCTACGATTCGTCGCATGTCACACCTTGACCTTTCGGTTGTAGGAGCCCGCCCCACGCAAGGCCCGAACGGCCTTGCCTGCCTCGCTGCCCTTGGGTTGTGTCCCATGGATCAGCAGGGCGAATGAACCACCCGTGAGCGAATACGCATGGTGGTCGTCATGGTCGATAGCCAGCCGCAGCCGTTTGGCCTTGGCCTCGCTATAGACCACTACCGACTCACGGAATCCCTCACTGTCGATCAGATGGTCGAATCGGCCACCCCTGCTGGCAGTCAGGGCCAGGTTCGCAGGCAGGATGTCCCGCCGCTTCTGCCAGAACGAAAGCATCTTGGTGTAGGCGTAAAACCGCATGTCGGGCCTACGCTCACACACTTCCAGCCAGGCATCGAAGTAGTTGAGGATCTTGAAATCCCCAGCCACATGGATGCGAATCACCGCTGCCCGGTCAGGCAGAGCCTCAACCAGGGCCGAGGCACATTTCATGGGTGACTCTGCCGCAAGCGACAGGGCCGCATCCATGTTGGCCTTACGGAACTTGTACACATCCGTGTACTGAGCCTCTTGCGAGGCCGAAAAGCACCGGAACAACGTGTGCTTGCCGTCTCTGATCCTGCGCTTGCCGCGTCCATACTCCTCAGCCCAAGACTTGCAGTCCTTGGCTGCGGGGCAGGTCACACCTGACAGCATGTCAAAGGAGTAGACCTTGATGCACAAGCGCTCCGCGAGACGGCGGAGCTTGGCGTTGGCCGGTGCATATGCCAGACGCATACGCACCTCCGTGAAAAGAACCGACTACCAGAAGCGGCAGCCGAACCCGGACAGTGAAGCACGGCTGGCGGCATGCTCTTATTCATGCCAACCGCACGGGCACGCCCAGCGGCCCTGTCACACTGCCCGGGATCGGATCCCGTCAACCCAGCGCACGCTGCCAAGCGGCAGCGGCAGACGACTGCCCGCCGAGCAGAACCACGGCGAGAGTGTCAAGCTGGTCACGCATGGCCTCATCCGCGAACCAGGGCCAGCCGTAAAGACTGCCCCCAGACCGATGGAACTTGACCAGCGTCCACAACAACCCGGCGGCCTCATCGGCAGGCTTAGAAGCCCGCCAGCCGCCCGTCCTGGTATTCAGACAACCCCGCACCGCCCGCACGGCTAACTCATCAGAGGGGACCGCAACAGTCCCTCCCTCACGGAGCTTCCGTAATGGATCGGCAAGAGCTGCCATCACTACCAGGGAGTGATCCACTTTTGACATGGAACCCCCTTACGCTGCCCGCATGCGGATAGTATACCGTATACTCCCTCGCTTGCGGCTTGCTCGCCATTGTATATGCACACTTCACCGGAAAAAATCTTGGCACATTGTGCGATTTTCCCGGCCGCGCGCTGGCCGCAGAATCCGGGCCAGTGTAACGGGACAGCAGGCCGCATCGTAGAATGCGGGCCAGAGTCGAAAGTGTGGGGAAAAGCGAGCGATTGACACTCGCACATACACTCCCACAAGCGAGCGATTCACACTCGCTCGCTTGCATATGTATATGCACACTTGGCCTAAAAAAATCTGCGAAATATTTTTCGGCCTATATTCCGGGGCTTGTTCTACCGATGGTATATGGTACATTCAAAGAGTCGCCCGGGAGGTTATCCCGGGGGCAACCGTGAAAGCGAGGGTATCACAATGCTGGCAATGGCAAGCGAGGGTATGTACTGCGTCTGGCCCCGGGAAAAGTATGTACCGGGCGACCTACCGGCCGAATACCATTTGGCGGTAGTGGCGTACTTCGAACGGGCGGCCTACCGTTTTTTCCTCCCGGAAGCCCGGACGAAAATCGAACGGGCGGGAATGAAAGAGCGAGCGAGCGAAGCCGCAAGTGTGGCCTATATGAAATGGCTTGAACTGCGGACGGATCGTATACCGCGAGGGGCGCACGCTTCCGCGATGGCAGGAATCCGGCGGTATATGGAAAAAAGCCGGTGGCAGGGTTTTACGGGGGCCAGACGCCAAGCCAACCGGGCGACCACGGAGGGAATGCTGGCCCGGAAAGAGCGAATCCGTGAACGGGCGGCCTACACTCCCGCGATGGTCGCGGAAGCCATTGAGCGTATCGGGAGGAGCCCAGCGTTAGGACGGAAAGCCTATAGGCTCGCCAAGCGTATCGGGCTCCCCGGCGTGAGGGAACTGGTACGGGAGGCTTGTGGGTTCGCAGCGGAGTAGCAGACCGCTACCATCGGCACGGTAGGCCCGGGAGGGGTAGAAGCCTCCCGGGCTTTTTCATGCGCTGATGGGGGAGGGGGGGCGATGCATGCCGACAACCGGCCCGGCCGATTTTGGGCCGCCGGGCCGCCTTGCAAAATCGTAAGGTTGAGAACGGCATGGTTCCCGCAATCGTAACCCTAGACGGGGCAAGGGGTTACGGCACGGGCCGGGGACAAGCGACACACCCCCCGAGGCCCCCCATCGCGTCACGCATTACAGGTCATATCCACCCCTGGATTTTTTCACCCCTCCATCCCCCACGTGTCTCTGCCCCTCATTTTCCCGTCTCCCGCCCGTTGTTTCCTCCCCGTCTCCTGCGTGTCGCCTGACTCCAATCGCCGTCCTGTGCGTTGCTGGGGGCCTCTGTGTCGCAATGGTCGGTATGGAGTCTCTGACGGACGAAATCGACTGGCTGGACTGGGACTGCTGATGGGCTGTTGTCGCTGCTGTACAACGACGGGTGCATGCTGCAATGGAGGCGTGTGTACCGAAGAGACATGCGCCGACTGTGAAGACGCAGGTGGTTTGTTCCAGGGCGTAGGGACGACTTGCGAGGGCGAGGATGAGTGCCCCTGCGACCCTCCGGCCAACCCCTCCCTGTGCGAGAAGTGCGACGGCGTGTCTGCGGTGGGCTACTGCCCAGAGGAGCGGCCTAACTGCTGTGATGGGACTTGTCAGGCTGACCCTTGTCCTACCCCGTGCGAGAACAATGGCGACTGCCCGGCGGGCGAACAGTGCTGCGACGGGGAGTGCGCCACGGGATATTGCCACTACTCTGCCCAGGTCGTTTGGGATGGCGAAGGCGTTGGGGATGCGTGCCCATCGGGATTTCAGCAATCTGGGCTCAGTGAGCTTGGCAAGCGCATCTGCAAGACCTGCGCCACGGAGCAGCAGGGTGAGTGCGATGAGCTGGCGTGGTGGGACGGTGTTTCCCCGGGCGGCGACTGGTCCCTGGACCTGAACTCGCTGGGGGTATCTGGCGACTGCAATCCGGAGCGCACCTGCTCCGGCGTTTGCGACCCCGACTACCCCGGGTCTTGCTGTGACGGTTGCGAGTGCGTGGAGGTGGATGTTGACTACTACGAATGCCAGGCCGAGGAGCCGCCTCCATGAGTCACGCCATGGTGTCCCGGGCGGCGATTGCCAAGCGAGGCGAGCAGATCCCGGGCTATGAGGCCGAGGTGATGCAGTGCGTTGCTCGCTCCACGGACACGCATGTCTTCATCCCCCGGCATGAGTATGACCGGCTGCGGAAAAAGTACGGCGGCCCACCTCCCGGCCCAGGAACGGAACTGAAGGCCCTCTTGCGGACCATCGGCATCGTCGCCAAGCCCAACTGCTCTTGTAACAAGCGAGCAAAGATCATGGACGAAAAGGGCTGCGACTGGTGCGAGGAACACATTGACGAGATTGACGGCTGGCTGGCGGAGGAGGCGAAGAAACGGAAGTTGCCTTACCTCTCCTTGGCAGGGAAGACATTGATCCGCCTTGCGATTCGCCGGGCGAGGAAGAAGGGCAATGGTTAGGTATGGGAGTGAACATGACGCCGGAAGAAGTTGATGCCGATGTGAGGAGCTGGCCTGCCGTGCCGCAGCGGCCACCCATGCCGCAGCGCATTTCGCCACCCCTGCGCATCCCCCAAGGCCAGTCGGTCACGCAACGCATCGGCCAGATGCAAATCACCGACCTCCCGGCCCCGGGGATGCTCCAGGCGGAAGACGCCTTGCGGCAACTTCGCATGGAGCGCGCCCGCCAGGCATACGAGCGCCGCTTTGGGCGGCCGGTCGCCGCCGGTGCCTCCATGATGGCCCAAGGGCAAGGCGCAGAACTGGATGCCTTATTGCAACGAGTCAAACTAGCCCGCCAATCCGGCTGGCGACCCGGGAGAAGCTAATGGACCGCCCCAATGACCGTCTGAATCGGTTTATCGCCAACTCAGGCGCTGGCCTGGATGCCGCTGGCCGTCCGGTGTATTCCGGTTCCGGCATGATGTACATGGGCCCGGGGGAGTTTTCCCGCACGCAGCAGGTGCATAACCAGCTCGCGGCGGATGCATCTGCCGACGACCCCCAAGGTGCGTTGATCCGCAAGCTCTTGGATCAGCTCAGCGCCTCCCAGGCCCGCGGCTCGGGGTATCAGTTCGACCCGCCGGCGATCCCCGCGCAGGGCAACACCACCGTCCACTATGACAACCGATAAGGACGGGGACAGGGTGCGCCAGTTGCGGCGCGGGCTGTGGGACAACATCCGTGCCAAGCGTGAACGGGGAGAAGCTCCCGCCAAGCCCGGCGACAAGGACTACCCCGACAAGAAGCAGTGGAGGAAGCTGAGTGGACAGGGACGGGGATAAGATTCGTAAGCTGGTCCCCAACCGTCCGGTCAGGGACACGCAGGGCGGCAAGAAGTTCGTCGTCCGCGCCAAGGTCGGGGACGAGGAGCGTCTGGTCCGCTTTGGCGATGCGAGCATGGGGCACTACAAGGAAGGCTCCAAGCCCGGCCACGGGGATGAAGGTCGGAGGGCCAACTTCAAAGCCCGACACAACTGCGACGAGAAGACTGACAAGCTGAAGCCCGGGTATTGGTCCTGTAACTGGAGCTGGTAGTGGGCGAGCGCAACGGTCGAAAACGGGTGCCGTTCACCCGCACGGGCACGCCCGATGAAGTGCAGGCCGCAGCGGATGTTGGCCGGCAGACCGGCATCTACCCGCTGGGCGCTGGCGTCGATGAACGCATCTTTGCTGCGGCGGAGGAGGTTAAGGATCTTCCCGATGCCGAATACCCCTCCATGGCCAGCGTGGTTGCCGACCACCCCGGGGTTCTCGGCTATCAGGTGATGACCGATCCGGAATACCAGCAGGCTACGAAATACGACCTGTTGATGCGCCGGCTTCAGTCCATCCAGCAAGAGCAGCCGGCAAGGTATGGGGAATCGCCTGCCGCGCAACACTACGGCCCCAACCCCGAGCCCATCCGGGATCGCAGCTTCTGGGGCGAAACGTGGGAAACGAAGCCGCGCGGCGCATACGAGCCTATCGCCCCCTATCGCCACCGGGGATTCCTGGCGACCGGCCAGCCCGTCACCAATGCCGTGGAGGTGATGAACATCCCCTTTGCGGCGATTGGCAACAACATCGTTCGTCCTTTCTTGGACTTGGACAAGGCAGCGCAGGTTCAGCCCAAGCAAATGAACAAGGCGACTGGCGGCCTGTACAACGCCTTCCGCGGGGAAGACCCAAATCCCCAGTGGGCAGATGAGCAGCGTTTTGTGGAGGCGATGCGGTTCGACCATCCGCTCATGCTGGGGTCAGAAGGGAACCCGACCCGCGCGTGGGAGCAGTTGCGGGCACGCATGCCGGCCGAGCAAAACGGAGCGGTCTACGGCGACGAAATGCTGGGCGATGCGGGCATGCCGCCCGGCGTGGCTCGCCAAATACTGGGCGCGGTGATCGAAGCCCCCTTGGATCCGTTCACCACCGCCATCGGCCCGATGGTGCAGGGGGCAAAAACGGCCATGCGAGCCGCCACTCCGGCGGCAAGAAACGCAGCCCTCCGGGGTGTGGGCCGGGCAGCGGCGAACGAGTTCGTTCTTCCTCCTGCTGTGTTGACGGGATTGCTTGAGTCTGCCAGGTACGGGGCGAGTCAGTAATGGCAAATCCAGACGACTACGGCCGCGCCATTGCCGGCCTCCTGACCTACAACCCAGGCCCCGGGATCTATTCTCGCCTAGAGCGTGCTATCCAGGCCATGCCCGAGAACGTCCGCACCCAAGAGCTTCCTGGCCTCCTGAAGCGATACAAGGACGGCGTTCCAGGCTGGGAGTTGAAAGAGACTGACCTAGATTCGGTCATCGCCGGCCGGGATGTAGTGCCGAGAGAAGAACTCCTGGCACGGGTCAAAGAACGCAGCCCGGTGTATACGCACGGAGAAGTGATCCTGGGCGGCAGGCCGCAAATCCAGCATGTTCCGACTGGCGGCACGGCGTATCGCTATGACGCCGAAACCGACACGTCGGTGAGGCTGCCGGATGACACGCGGCCTGTGCCTGACTACCAATTTCCAGACACCGGAGAAGTGTCCAGGCTGGGGCAAGGCGTGTCGCACGGGAAGCCACGGTACGAACAGTACGGCCACGGCGGGCAGGACTACACAGAGCTTCTGTTGACGCAGCCGGGTGCCGAGCGGTTGCTTGCGCCCCCCGATGCCGGGACTGATCCTGTGTTTCAGGTCGCGCCTCGCGTCAACTACGGAAGCCATTGGTCGGGTGACACTAAGGACGCCGTGGCCCACGCCCGATTCGACACCCATGGCGATGCCCTGCGAATCAATGAACTCCAGTCGGACTTGGGGATTCACAACAGGAAGCAGCGTGAACTTCAGGCTGGGTCGTATGCCGGCCCCGAGGAGTGGAGCCTTCCAAACGCGGGCGCTGAGGCGCTCCCCTTCCCCCTAGAAGACGCCTGGGCCGACATCCTCATCAAACGCATCGCCCTAGAGGCCGCGGGCAAAGGCCACCGCGCCATCGAAGTCGCCTCGCCTAGAGCAATAGCCGACAAGGTCGGCGGCAACATTGAGAACTACGAACACTTCTACGGCAAGGTTGTGCCTGGTGCGCTGGAGCGGCTGGGGCGGAAGATGGGCGGACTGGTGGAGGATGCGCCATCCACGCACTCCGGCTGGACGCTTGAGCCGTGGGATAAGGAGTTGTCTCCACTTCGCAACCAAGCAATGCAGGCAATACCCGACCGGGCGGATGGCGCATACCGGAACCTTGTGAATTCATACATCACAAACGAAGGCCCGGAGATAATCGCAAAGCGTGCGGCGGAGCTTGCCGAGCGGGCGACCCCGGTCTACGCGAACGATATGCCGCGCATTGTCTTTTTGGCTGAACGCGAGGCGGCGGCCAGGAGGGCCTGGATGGAAGCCAGGAAAGAGATGCAGTTCTCAGATGGCGTGCCGCCTCCTGCCAGACGCTACCTCATGTCCGACGAAATGCGCCGCCGCATCCTCCAAGAAGGCATCCCCGCAGCAGTAGCCATTGGGATCGGGGCGGATCAGCTCATCGACCGCCTGGGACAAGAGCAGCGCTAGTCAAACTCCACTTCGCTCTGGAAGTCCCGAATCTTCCGGCACTCCTCCAGGTTCCATCGGCAGAACGCTCGCAGTTCGCTGATGTCGTAGCCTTCGATCTCTTTGGCCAGGTCATACAACACCTTGGCGTACACGGTAAACGACTCCAGGTATCGAACTGACTCGGCCCGGGTAGTCATGTCCAGTTCCTGCCTGGTCTGTGACCCAACGGTGTAGGCCCGCCACTCATCCAAGATCATCAGCGGCTGGGCAGACCAGTATTCCGTCTGTCCTTGCCGGAGGTAGATGCGGTACAGCGTCGTCCCTCTCATCTCTCCGGGGAAGGCCGCAAACACCTCCTCCGTGACCAGTGGGGGAGTGGGAATTTCCCACCGCTTCCCCTCCCCGACATAGACGCAGTGATACCCCTTCTTCCCCCGGCAGAGAAAGTGGGAACCCTCATGCGTGTAGGTGATCAGGCACGCTTCCTTGGCGTCGGTATCTCGGGGTAACCGGGAGGCTATGTCTCTGAGCGTGGGCGGAAAACCGGAAGGGGGATTCCACAGCACGGGGAGTTCTTCCCCGCTGCACACCGCAGCACAGAGAACCAGCGCTAGCACTCGCACAACGACTATTGGGCGAGCCGTAACAAAATCGCACCCTGCGAGGCATTGGTCTTCTAGATCCCCCCAACCCCCGATCTAGGACGACCATGGCTGACGAAGAACTCCTCAACGACGCGCCAGTATCGGAGGCTCCCGAAGCCCCGGTGTCGGACGCTCCGCGCAGTGCGGATCACGGTGGGTTCACCACCCCCTACGAAGCCTTCAAGTCGCTTCCCGATTTTGCCGGCCAAGACGATCTGGCCATCGCCCGCAACCTGTATCAGGCATACAACGGGTACGGCGAGGCCCAGCGGCAGCTCCAGCAGTACCAAAACATCATTCCGCACGCCACGGAATACCTCCAGAACAAGCAGGCGTACGAGCAGTGGAAGGCCGCCCAGGCGCAGGCCCAGGCTCCGAAGCCGGCCGAGAAGCCGAAGTGGTGGAACCCGCCCTCGGTCGATGATTCCTACAAGTCCTGGATCATCCGCGACCCGTCCACCGGCAAGGAGATCATCGCTCCCGACGCTCCCTATGAGGCCAAGGTCGCCCTCCAGAAGTACCAGGCGTACACCGCCGACTTCGCCCGCAAGTTCGTCACCGACCCCGAGAACACGCTGAAGCCCTTCATTGAGGATGTGGCTCGGCAGAAGGCCGAAGAGCTTGTTCAGGCCCAGCTCGGGCAGTACACGGCGAAGAACTACGTTCAGTCCCTGGAACAGCAGAACTCCGACTGGTTGTACGACCAGGCCGGAAACGTGAGTCGGGAAGGCCAGGCCATCCAGGCGTACATCCAGCAGGCTTCCGAGATCGGGATTTCCAACCCCGAGGCCCGCTGGAAGTACGCCACTTCCATGCTCCAGCGTGACCTGCTGAACATGCGCTATCAGCAGTTGTCATCTGCACCGGCGCAGGGTTACGCCGAGCCGGCACCCGCGCCACCGGCACCCCCGGCTGACCCGGTGGCACAACAGAACATGCAGTTCCTTCGGGAGCGTGCAACCCGTACCCCGAATCGGAGTGCAGGAACCAGTGAGCCTCGGGCACCGCGCCAGAGGATGAGTTTTGAAGACCGGCTGAAAAGCCAGCTCGTAACTGATGGAGTCATCTGATGAGCAGCAGTGTTGATTGGGCTCGTAGTATTGCAACGACGATTGTCAATCATCTCCGCGAGGAGGAGATTTCGTCGTTGCGGAAGTATAAGTTTTTTGCCGCCTTGGAAGGTGCCGGTCAGATCCGGACCAACATGTCGGGGCGCGGTTTCGACTGGGAAATTCAGTATCGAAATCACAATCCGTCCGGCAACAACGGAGAGACTCCTCGCAACTTTGCCCGCGAGAATCTCTGGAAGAAGTTGGAGCTGGAGTACCGGGGGGCCCAGGTTACTGACGCTATTTACAAGCGTGAGATGCTGGAGAACCGCTCGGCCCAGGCACTTGTAAACGTCGCAGGTAAGATGGCTTCCCGCCTTCTCACTTCGATGGAGCAGTACCTGGCCAAGGAGTGGGTTCAGGACGGTTATGCCACTGGCAACGAGCTTCGTTTCCACGGCATTGAGTCGTTCATGAACGCGACCCAGACGATTGACTCCACGGTCACTGGGGCCTCGCCGCGGTCGGCCAATGCGGCGGATCCGTTCTTCTACCCCAACGACACCTACGCCGGTCTTTCGACCGTCCTGGGTGCGTACGGTGGCAGTGCGACTCCGGTGGGCTTCTGGCCCAACGGCGTCAGCGATCCTGAGTTTGACTTCTACTCGCCTGTGATTGTGAATGCGGACTCGTCCTACTTCGGTGCCAGCACCTGGAAGGACAACTGCGTGAAGGCTGTCCGCGAGGCGCTTCACCAAACCCGTCGCAACGATACGAAGGAAGATCAGGTGGACATGGTCCTGCTTGACCGCAGGCTGTTCATCGACTTCCTCAACACGTTGGACGCCAAGGAGCGGGTGATCGTCAGCCGGCAGAACGGTCTGCGAAGCTACGGCTTCACGGATGTGTTTGAGCTGGACGGCGTTGAGGTGTCGGCGGAGAACTCGGTTCCGGCTAACACGGGCTACGGCCTGGCGGTCGGCAACATTGAGTTGCTCTGCATGGAGTCCCAGCTCATGGTGAGCGAGGGACCGTTTTACGACGAGCTGACGCAACAGTTCAGGTACGTGGTGTCCACGCTCGGCAACTTGAAGTTCAAGTCGCCGCGCAACTTCTTTAAGCTCATTGTCTGATCCAGGAGAACATCGAAGATGAGTCTGTATGTTGATCCGCCGTTCGCTCTTGGTCAGACGCTGGGCGTCTCGTCCGCCGCTGACGGTGGTGGTTGGGTCGGTGCGGTGAAGGTGTTTCCGGACGTTGACCCCAAGACGGGCAAGATCCGGAGCAATCGCCTGAAGACCTGCATCGCTGTTCGCAACAGTTCCGGCGTTGCCTTGGCCCCCAAGCGGGCTGTGGCGTTTGCGGCCGGCAGCTACTCGGCCGTCAGCGGTTACACCCGCTTGACGAACGATGCGGTTGCGGGTGTGGTCGATGAGTTCCTGCCCACCGCTGGTGTGGCGGCGAACGATGTGTTCTGGGTGACGGTCGCTGGTCCGACTGAGCTGCTCGTCAGCCAGACGGTGGCGGTGGGTGACATTGTGGCCGCGGCCACTGCTCATACCACCAACTCCACGGACTCGGCCGGCACGGGCGGCCTCGGCGCCACGGTCAGCGTGACCGTCGCCCCGCAGGTCGGCCGGCTCGGTCGGGTGGTGTCGGGTACGACCAACAACGTCAGCATCGTCGCCAACGTCGTCCAGATTTGAGGTGAGCAATGGGTTTTCGGGCCAAGTTGATTGTCGGTCTGGCTGACGAGGAGATCGGCGGCCGGGTGGCGGATGTCCTTCAGCATGCGACTGGCACTGCCAGCGCGCTGACTGTGGGCGCGACCACCACCCGGATCGGCGTGACGGGCGGTACGGTGGGCTTTCTGGGGGCGGCTGGGGCGGTGAGGCAGCAATGCACCACCAGCACTGTCACGGCCCTGCACGCCTGCCTGGCGAGCGTAGGACTGGTGAATAGCACCATAGGTTGATTCATCCCCTTCGGGGGTTCGGGGGGCAGCCGGCAGGGGGGCAACCTCCGCCGGCTGTTTCCATATATGGATGAACTTCTTTACTCGCTCATGAACGATCAGGCGGCGATCCAGAACCTGGACTTCCTTCGGCAGTTGATTGCCGAATCACGCGCTGATCAGCCCTACGAAGACATGGAGCGTCTGCGGATGCTCCAGTACCAGGGGGCACCCATGACTACGGAACCGCAGGAGGATCGATGATTTCCCCAAACGGCATGGACCTGAATGCGTGGAAGCCGAAGCCCCGCAGCCAGGCAGGCAGGACTCGCAACGCCGGGGGCATCACCGGCCCCTACGATGGCACTAGGCGAGCCGCCGGCGGGGCCATCGTTCAGGGCACCAACCCTGGCCGGGCCCAGTCTCAGCAGAGCCCCTACGCCAACTCCACGGCATACGGGCAGCCCGTGAGCAACACGCCCAACGTCCAGGGCGGGCAGATGCACTCCTTCTACAGCCAGCCCGCAGGCCAGGGCCGTCCCGCAACGCCAGCCGGGCCGAGCGCTACGAATAGCCCCGCACCGTACCAAGCCTACAGCCCTGCTACCCAGCAGGCCCAGGCGCCCAGCCAGCCTGCACAGGCCCCCGCCTTCCAGCAGCAGATGCCCTCCTTCCAGTTCGCTGGCGGCACGGACTGGATGGGCAACCAGTACACCGACCCCAACGCCATGATGGCCCAGACAGGAGCTATGGCGCAGGCGTTGAACCAGCAACGCCAGGGCATGATGGGCCAGGGGCAGTTCGGATCCCTGAACCCACAGATGGCCTACAACCAGGGCATGGAGATGCTCCAGCAGGGCTGGCAGAATCCGTTTGCCCAGCAGCCCCAAGACCCGGGCGGCAACATCCGCGACCTGATTCAAAGGCCGCAGCCTCATGGGCGGTACGGGCTCGGGCTTGCAGAGGGTGCGATTGTTCCCCGGGACATGCTGGACGCGGACAGCGACGGAGTAGTGGACTACTACCAGTCTGGCCCCGGCATGCCGGACGTACGGATGGCCGGCGGGAAGCCAGAGGTTCCAGACGCACGCGGCGGGTTTACCTACCCCGGCCAGGCCCAGCCCGCCCAAGACCCCTACGGCTCGTCCACTCCGTACATGCCGGTCGCCCGCCCCAGCAATCGCCCGCCGACTGCCGAGCAGTTCCGCCAGCAGCAGACGGAGATCAAGCAGAAGGAGGCCGTGAACGACCTGTACCGCCGTGCCAACCTCCAGCCTGGAGCGTCCACGGACGAGCTGATGCTGGGGCTGATTAACAACAGCCAAGGCGGGACGCTGGTCCGGCCGGAAGCACTGGCTGGCCTGCCTGCGGATATCCGTGGGGCAGTGTCTCAGTACCAGGATCTGGCTGGCCTGGCCCAGAGCCTGAGTCGCCCGAATACCCAAGCTGCGTGGCAACGCCAGCAGGACGTAAACGCCGCCGTGACGCAGCTCAAGGGCCGCATTACCGAGCGAGCCCAAGCCTCCCAGGCCCTTCAGCGGGACTATGGAATGTCGCCGGCCGACGCCGCCGCCTGGGTGAACCGTGAAATGCCCATGCCTGACCAGGCCGCCACCATGCAGGGGCTGCAACAAAAGCAGGGTGTGTATGAGGAGCAGGAACGTGCTGCCGCCCGGGCCAAGCTGGAGAAGGAGTGGGCTGTTACCCCCAAGGGGCCGTCAGCCACCGACCAGTGGAACCAGATTAGGGCGACGACGAACACGCAGACCAAGCCCTTGTCCCCGGCGCACCAGCGGGTCTACGAGGCCATGGTAGCCGAGCAGTGGAAGTCCCGCGGCCGAGACGACTCATGGGCGGCGAGCGGAAGCCCGCTGGCGAACATGGCCCGCGCCGGCAACGCCAAGACCGGCCAGGGAATCACTGGCATGGAGCCCCGGAAGCGGTAGCACTAACCGGCGGCTTGGTGTATACTTGTCCACTCTGTCTTCCCTCCCCCCAGGACGACCACAGTGCAACAGAAGTTCAACGTCGGAATCGTTACGTTTAGCTACGGTGGCAACGGCGGCATCTCCTCTGAGGTGCCGGACATCCGGGAGTGGATGACTCCCCTTGTCGTTGATCTCTCCCGGGATCCGCGGGTGGAGAACATCCGCATCTGGAACCTGGCCGACACGCCCATCACCATGACCAGAAACCGGGCTGTCCTCCAGGCCCGGCAGCACGGCGTGGATGTTTTGGTGATGGTCGATTCGGACATGAAGCCGGACCTGAACAACGGCCAGCCGGACGCCAAGCCCTTCTTCCAGTCGTCGTTTGACTTCTTGGTCAACCACTATCCCAAGGGGCCGTGTGTGATCGGGGCTCCGTACTGTGGCCCGCCCCCGGTGGAGTGCGTGTACGTGTTTCGCTGGAACAACCTGGCCAGCGAGAACCCCAACCCAGACTTCCAGTTGGAGATGTACGACCGCCACACGGCGATCAAGCTGGCGGGCATCCAGGAATGCGCGGCCTTGCCGACCGGGCTGATCATGTACGACATGCGGGCCTTTGACCTCACTGAGCCGAAGACGACGGACGACAAGCCCTGGTTTTACTACGAGTGGAAGGACCACTTCTGCGCTGACAAGGCAAGCACTGAAGACGTAACCATGACCAGGGACTTGTCCATGATCGGCACGCAGAGGCTGGGCTACAACCCGGTCTACTGCAACTGGGATGCTTGGGCGGGTCATTGGAAGCCCAAGTGCGTCGGCAAGCCCCAGGTCATTACAGCCGAGGGCGTGTCTAAGAAGATGAAGGACTGCTGGGAAGCCAACGTCCAAAGTGGCGTGAAGCTGGTGGACTTTCAGTCTCCGGTGGCGATTCGGATCCCGGAGAAGCGTGTGTTCGATGGAATGGGAATGGAACTGCCCGAGAAGGATGTCGCAGCCCTGGAAGAGTTGGTGAAGGATTTCACCACTAAGCACGGCCGCCCGCCGCATGTCTGCGAGGTTGGGTCTTGGGCGGGTCGTAGTGCGATCATCATGGCCCAGGCCGGCGCCAAGGTGACCTGCATCGATACGTGGGAGGGCTCCAAGAACGACGGCGGCTGCAAGGCGTACGACGGTTCCAGGGGGAAGCCCTTGGAGGTGTTCCTGCGCAACACGGCTGGTTACTCAATCGACCATGTGGTCGGCCGATCTCCGGACATTGCCGCCACGTTCCCGGATGGCAAGTTCGACATCGTCTACTTGGACGCCGAGCATGACGAGGCTTCCGTGGAGGCTGACATCCGGGGCTGGCGGAGCAAGGCCAAATACTTCTTGGCGGGACATGACTACTTCGTTTTCCACGGCGTGGAGGCGGCCGTGCGGGGCAGCGGCTTGAAGCCCGTGGTGACTGGAAGCGTCTGGGTGGCGAGTGTCGGAAGCTGAGAAGGTCTGCATAGCGTGCGGCCTAGCGTGGCCCGCGACAACCGCCTACTACCACAAGTCCAAGGATGGCTTCCACGCCCGCTGCCGGAAGTGCCGGAACAAGAAGATCCGCACTGACCGCAAGGGCAAGCGGAACAGCAAGTTGGAAGAGATCGAAAAGGGGGCCGTCAAAAACTTTGTGGCGGCGGCCAGGATTGGCGGGGCGAACATCCCCCACTCCTCGGAACTCCTGGAAGTACTCATGGAGTATTTCGGGGGCGTCCGGGGGTTTGCCAATCTGTACATGAAGCAGTTCTACGATGCGCCTGTAGGTGGGGCTTTCAGGACGAAGATGCTGGACAGCGTGGTCCGCTTGGTGACGACGAACACCGCCATGGGTGGAGCCAAGAAGCCCTTGGAGCTGATGACTGAGGAAGAGCTGGAAGCCGAGCTTCGGCGGCAGGTGATCGAAGCAGCGATGACGATGAAACACTTTGAGGTGGTGGATGAAGTGCGAGGATTGCCGTTGGTGGATTCCAGTGGCGGAGGAGATGCACGGGGAGTGTCGCCGGTATCCGCCGACGCTCATCGGGCAGAGAGCTTGGGACCGATTCCCCGAGACGATGCCCACTGATTTCTGTGGCGAATATGAAGAAACACCCCCGCCAAATTCCGCCCCCACCGACTCCTGAAGGTCCGCTGGGGAACGTCACCCAGCATCAGCTAGGGCAGCTCAAGGATGTCCAGACCGCCCTCACGGAGCGGCGGCTAGAGTCGCTCCGGCTGTATGAACCCATGCCGCACCAGGATGAGTTCCACAAGTGCCTGGCCTCGGAGCGGATTGTTCTGGGTGGTAACCGAGGCGGGAAAACTCTGGCCGTGGCGGTGGAAGCGGCCCGCGCAGCTACGGGGCAGGATCCATACGGCAAGTACCCCAAAGAAGGCGGCAACCTCGCAATCATCGGCCGGAACTGGCCCCACATTGGCTTGGTGATTTATCCGATTCTCCTCAAAGCCGGGGCGTTTCGGATCATCAAGGATGAGAAAACGGGCCAGTGGAGATCCATCCGCCCGGGTGATGACAAGAGCAAGAGCAAGCCCGCTCCCCCGCTGATCCCGCCGCGGCTGGTGAAGGATGTCTCCTGGGTGCTGAAGAACGCCGGCTACCTCAACAAGCTGGAGCTGACGAACGGCTGGACGATCTGGTGTTTCTCCTCAGAAGGAGAGCCCCCCCAAGGCTACCAGGCCGACCTAATTTGGATTGACGAGGACGTTACAAACGAAGCGTTCGTCGGTGAATCTCAGGCGCGTTTGGCAGACCGCAAGGGTCGCTTCGTCTGGTCTGCCATGCCCTGGTCCCGGAACGATGCGCTCCTTGGCCTGTGCGAACGTGCCGACCGAGCGGTGGAGGAGGGGCAAGAGAATCCAATCATCAAGAAGTTCACGTTCAGATTTTTGGACAACGACTTTATTGATTCTGAGGAAAAGCGAAAGAACATCGAACGCTGGTCCGCTCTGGGCGCCGACGAAGTCCGGATGCGTGCCGAGGGTGAGTTCACCACCGAATCCACGCTCATGTACCCGACGTTCAACCGCAGCGTGCATATCCTGCCGCGGGCGGAGTTGAAGGATGGGGTCATTCCGCCTGACTGGACGCGGTATGTGGCGATTGACCCTGGCCATGCGGTGATGGCAACGCTATTCGCCGCAGTCCCGCCGCATGAGCGATTCCTGGTTGTGTATGACGAACTGTACATCCGGAACTGCAACGCGCTGATCTGGGGCGAGCAGTTTGGGGTGAAGGTTCTGAGTCAGCACATTCACGCGGCGATCATGGACATGCACGGTGGTTTGCTCCGTGATCTTGGTTCAGGACGATTGCCGCATGAGCTGTACTCCGAAGAGCTGAAGAAGCGGAAGATTCGCTTCACCATCGGCGGGCATGGGTTTATCCCGGGCTCCGATGACATCCCGGCCAGAACGTCCATCGTTCGTCAACTGCTCCATATCCAGGGCGACGGGACGACCAGGCTCAAGATCCTGGAGGGTTCCTGCCCCAACCTGATTCGGGAACTGAAGCGGTATCGCAAGAAGACGACGACGGTCAACGGGCAGGTCTTTGTGACCGACCAGCCGCAGACCCGCGGCGAGGTTCACGCCTGCCAGTCGCTTGAGTACCTCTGCGCCTACGAACCCAAATACCACGCACCCCCACGGACTTACGGTCCCGATCCTTGGTGGGTGAAGTGGCTGTCGGAGCGCAAGCGCCGCCAGCGGGAGTCCACCGACCCCCACGTAATCCTCGGGCCCAGCAGGAGATTGCCGTGAGTTCCTTTGACATGCCCAAGGCTGAGTTGGGCGACATTGTGCTGTTCTACGCCCATGAAGGGGCCACCCCGGTCCCGGCGTTTGTGTCGGTCCTGGCCTCCCGCACCCTCACCCTCTGGGCGATTGCGGGCGAACTGGGCGGCGTGGTGAAGCCCTCGGTCCACCACCTGACCGATCCGGGAGTGAACGAGTTCCCGGATTGGAAGCGGTACGGCTACTGGGAACACAAGCCCAAGGATCCGACGATCTCCATTCTGAGCGAGAAAGTCAGCCTCCTGGACAAGAAGGTGGCCGCCACAGCCCCGAAAAAGGCTTAACCGGACACTAGTCGGTAGGAGAACCAGAATGCCAGAAGTGTCCTTTGACGTTGCCGAGGCCAACCGACTCCACAACGACGAGGGCCTGTCGCTGAATAAGATCGTCCGCATGGACGGCATGCCGAAGAGCGTAAACACCCTGTCGCGGCATCTGCGGCAGGGTGGCTATGCCGTTCGGGACAGACGCCGGGCCATGGACGCCTTGGACGAACAGCAGCTTCGGCATCTGTACATAGGGCTCGGAAAGAGCAGCTACGAGATCGCGGATATGTACGGGGTGACTCGTTCGCCAGTGAGTCGCCGCCTCAGCAAGCTCGGAATTTCTCGCCCGCCAGGCTGGCGTCTGGCGGGCGAGAACAATCCGATCTGGAAGGGCGGAAGGACATCTACTGCGGGCGGGTACATCTATCTGCTTCGCCGCAACCATCCTATGTCTGGGAAAAACGGCTACGTTCTGGAGCATCGCCTGGTAATGGCGGAAAAGCTTGGCCGAATGCTTGGCGATGACGAGCATGTGCATCACATCAACGGCGTTAAGGACGACAATCGGCCAGAGAATCTGGCGGTGGTTTCTGGGTCGGACCACAAGCTACTGCACGTTGATGTGATGCGCGAGTTGCGTTCGCTACGAGAGCGGGTCAGGGAGCTTGAGGGACTGGTGGGCGACGAGAGGCAGGCTGCGGGATGAGCCAGGAAAATCCGATAAAGCCACTGGTGGCGCGCTGGCTGAGCTGTTTGAAGCAGGCGCAGAAGTATAAATCTGCGTTTCAGGCCGATGCAGACGAAGCCATGGGGTTCTTTGCCGGCGACCCCGATTTCATGTGGAAGGACTCCTACTCCCGCGGAGAGCGTGGGTACAACAAGGGCATCGATCCGCCGCCGTTCCGGATGATGGTCAACCGCGTTTGGGAGGCCGTCCGTTTGTTTACGGCAGTCATCCATCACCGCAATCCGACCAGGACGGTGACCCCCAAGGACTACCCGGTCATCGGGCCGCAGCTCTTGGGTATCTTTCCCCAGCCTCCGGTCCCGCAGATGGGGCCTGACGGCCAGCCTGTCATGGGTCCGGATGGCCAGCCGGTGATGATGCCCGACCCGGGGATGATGCAGTACCAGCAGATGTTCCAGCAGCAGCAGATGATGCTGGAGCGGCGGAAGGTCATTGCCAAGCTCCTGGAAGATTATCTCAACTACACCCCCAATGAACTGAACCTCAAGCACCACTCTCGCAAAGTGGTGGAGGAAGCGTTCATCAAAGGCGCGGGAGTGTGGTGGCATGAGCTGTACACCCCTCCCGGCGGGCAGACGCGGATGGCCGGGTCGTTCTACGACACCATCGACAATCTGGTCTGGGATCCGGATGCGGATGAGTTTGAGGACATCCGCTGGGCGGCCAGGCGGAGAATCCAGCCCATCGATGAAGTGGCCGCCAAGTTCGGCTTGTCCCGGGAAGACCTGAAGGGTTCGGTCGAATCCTATTCTCGCCAGGCTGACTCCACCGAGCGTGGCTATCAGCATGAGAAGAAGACCGGCAAGACGAACGACCTGATCGTCTACTGGGAGATTTACTCCAAGACGGGATTCGGAGACAGGCTCAAGGACGCCGACCAAGACTTGCGAGGAAAGTTCGATGCCCTTGGTCCGAATTGCTACATAGTTGTGGCGGAGGGTGTTGATTTTCCACTGAACATCCCTCCGGCTATGTTGCAAGAGGAAGTGGACGAGACGGGGATTCCGCAAGCGCTGTTCATGGCGGCCCAGTGGCCCATCCCCTTCTGGGCAGAGCCAAGCGGCTGGCCGTTCACCCCCTTGGCGTGGCATGGCAAGCCCGGGTATTCCTGGCCGATCTCCCTGATTCGTCCGGGAATTGGAGAGTTGCGATTCATCAACTGGGCGATGTCGTTCTTGGCGACCCGGATTGCGACCTCCAGCCAGACGCTGATTGGTGTTGCCAAGCATGCCGACCCGGACCTCAAGGCCAAGATCCTGGAGAAGAACGAGGGCGGTTTCAACATCGTTGAAATCAGCGAGTCTGTCGGTCGGTCAGTCAATGATGTGATCTCGGTCTTCCAGATGCCTGGTGTCACCCAGGACATGTACAACATCATCCAGGCCGTGACGGACCTGTTCGACCGCCGCGTCGGTCTGACAGAGTTAATTTACGGTATGACCAGGGCCTCCTTCAGGTCGGCAGCAGAAGCCGCCGTGAAGTCTGAGCAGATTTCCGTGAGGCCCGACGACTACGCCAACATCCTGGAGGACGCCCTGTCTGAGGTGGCCAGGAAGGAAGCGCTCTTGGCCCGATGGTTGATTTACCCCCAAGACGTTGCGCCCGTTCTTGGACCGATGGCTGCACAAGCCTGGCAGATGCATGTCCAGGGCGAAGACCCGGAGTCGATTGTCCGGGAGTATTCCTACCGGGTGGAGGCGGGCTCGGCACGCAAGCCGAATATCGCCACCAAGGTGGAGAACATGAACAACGCCATGCAGATCATGATGCCGGTGGCGCAGGGCATGCTCCAGGCGGGACAGCCGCAAATCTTCAACGCCATGCTGGAGGACTGGGGCAAGGCGATGAACGTGGATATCAGCCGATACATGGTCCCTCCACCTCCGCCACCTCCTCCTGGCCCTCCTCCCGAAGCCCCTCCCCAAGGCCAATAGTCCTATATGACATACCCGCCTGAGATCGAAGCCGCCGGCATCTGGGCCAAGAGCGCGTACGAAAAGGCGCTCCCGTACGGGGAGCGCTGGGCGGCCATGGTTGCCCTTCAGCAGCCGCCTGGGACCAAGGGCACTGACAGGGCCTTCCTGGAGGGGCGGCAGAACAACGAGCAGTTGGACGAAATGCCGAAGCGTCAGGCTCAGTACGTCGCGCGGGAAGCCCGCCAGGCGGGGATCAATATCTCGGGCAAATACTACTGCGCCGGGATAGCCGACAAGCGGGGCTGGAAAGACCCGGCCGCGTGGGTCACGGGCAACGACGACGTTCTGAGTGTGGCCCGCAAGAGGCGCCTGCACGTAACCGGCAGCGTGAACTACGACCCCGGCGAGGCCCCGCCGAAGCGCGTGGTTCTGGCCGAATCCATCATCAAAGACGAACTTCGCAAGGAGAAGCGCAAGAACCCGACCGCCAAGACCGGGGAGCTGCGTGAGAAGATCATTGAAAAACACGCCTACAAGGTAAAGGGACGGCTATGAACGAGATTGCACGGCACTTTTCTCCCGGCTCGGTGATTACGGCCAACTCCTCGGCAGCCACAACGGCAGGGATGATTCCCTTCGGCCGTTTTGGCGGGGCGTGCGTCATGATCGCCGCCACCAATTCCTGCACGCAGATCAACTGGCACGGGACTGTAGACCCGTCCGTGACGCCGCGGGCGATCTTTGCAGACGGTGCGGCGGTGACCTCGGCGGTGACCGTGGGGATTCTCCCGGTCCCGGACGCCTGTTTTGCCGTGAACTACGTGGTGCCCGTCGTTGTGGGCGGGACGACCTGTGCCATGACGGTTATGGCCAAGGGCTGACCCCTCCGACCTTACATCACCACTCTAGAGACGCGCCGATGCCGATGAATCCCCGCCTCTTGCGTCCGCTCGCCTCTGGCGTCCACCCGGAAGCCAACGCCTGGAGGACGGCAGTTGTCGCCAACGGAGGCAGCGTGTCGGCTTCGACCATGCGAGCCGTCAGCGCCTTTTGCGCCGCCATCGACCTGGCGGGCATCCGCGACCGCTTCTACCGGCTGAATCTCTTCTGCGGCACGGGCCTTGAGGCGTGTCTGGTGCCGCTCTATCGCGGGCAGTCACTCGGCGGGACGCAGTACGGCGGAACCACCGACACGAACAACGGGCCGTTTGTGAGCGGCGACTTTTCCGAGACGGGCGCGAGCGGCGGACTCTTGGGCGACGGCACCAGTAAGTACCTCTCTACTGGACTGACGCCAGCCGCGATTCCTGGGATTGCAACAGGTCACCTGTCGGCATACATCCCGTCGTTAGCCGCTGGCAGTAGCCGCGCGTTGTTAGGTACAGCGAGCGCATCGCACCAGTTTCAGGTCACTCATCGCTTGTCGGGCGCAAGCCTCGTCCAGGTACGCGCCGTATGGGGCGGAACTGCAAACACCGACGACACCTTCGCGGCCGGTGTAACGACCCTCCCAGGCGGACTGTGGACGATCACTCGGACGAGCAGCACTGCGATTACGACGTACAACAATGCCACAAGCAAAGTGACAGGAACAGCCAACACAACGCCGGCAACACACGCAAATAGCTGGTTTGTCCATGCCAGCAATTCAGCGGGAACGCCGCAATTGTTTTCTAACCACAGGATCCTGTCGTACAGCATCGGCGCGAGCATGACGGACACGCAGGTGTCGGCCTATTACGCCGCCATGCAGGCATTGCAGACCTCCCTGGGCCGAAACGTATGACGCTCGCAGACCTCACGCTGCCGATCTCCTACGAAGCCGCCAAGTCGCTGGCTCTCGTCTTTACGCCGCAACTGGCTGGCAGGCTCGCGGAACTGCACGGCCTGCACGGCTCCACCAACTGCGTCCCCTTGCCTCGCGTGCTGACCGATGGGCGGCTGATGCTCTGCGCGGACGTTCTGACTGAAGTCGGGCCGGGCGGCTTGCTCCATGCGATGTGGGAGGCCGCGGACAAGGCAGTGTTAGGGCAGGCGGTGACGGTCATGCCATGGGCCGACGCGGTGGCGCTGCTGCCAGCCGATCCGTCGCCGCTCTGACGCTAGACGCACTAATGTGACGACAGACTGCCCTGCCATGCGTAGGGACAGATGGCCCTGCCGTCGCTGATGATCTCGCGTGCCACGCGAGGGAGGCGACGGAGGGGCGAAAACAGGCGTAGACTCGCTGGACGGCGGCGATAGGATGGCGGGCATGGACGAAATCACTTGGCCCGGCGTCGCGATGCTGGCGGTGCTGTTCGCCGGGCAGGCGCTCGTAGTCTGGATCGCCAGCAGACGCTAGAGGCGGCCGAAACAGGCGTAGACTCGTTTGCCAAGGTCGGTACGATGGCGGGCATGAGTATCCAGTGCCGAGCCGCGCGTGCTATCGACCTGCGGGCGTTTGCTCAAGGTGCCAACGCCCCTGAATCTCTTGGCCATTTGTTTCTGGACTACCCCAGGCAAGAGCAGCACATCCTGCGGATGCTCATTCGCCGCCCATTCGACGGGCTGCGGTTGCCCCATTCGCTCCAATGGGTGCTGCCGATGATCGGCATGGCCGAGGCCCGGCAGGCGAACATTGCCCGACATCCGTTTCTGTACCTCACCGTCCGCAATGGCATGGTCGCCAGCCAGGGCGATGACGAGTGGCACGTTGACGGGTTCTCGTTGCAGTACCACCACCTCCCAGAGCAAAACTACATCTGGTCAGACTTTTGCGGAACCGAGTATTACAAAGGAAGCGTAGACATCCCCGAAGACTTCGATCCGCTATTCCACAACCTGCACTTACTGATTCAGGAGCGGATCGACCCGGCGTTGATTGTGCGAACCATCTCCAGCGTTTGCTATGTCCTTGACCCGTATGTCATCCATAGACGCCCGCCAGAAACTGCCGGCAGCCGCCGGTGCTTCGTCAGGCTCTCATACACACCCATAGAGATCGCAGACCAAAACAACACCGTGAACCCGCTACTGCCGACCAACTACACCCGCGACGGCGTGAAGGACTTCCGGGATCGGCTGGTCAGGTACGCGGCGACCCAATGACGCTAGAGGACGGAAAGTAACGCCCCAGTCGTAAGAAAAAGTCACCACTTTTCGTATCATATACGATACGATTGGGGCGACCGACGAGTGGCAACAGCGATCCCGGCGGGCAGGCACCGGCCCGATAATCCGGCAAGCCGAACCCGCCGGGATCGCCTGACAGGACAGCGGAAAATGCCTGACATCCTTGCCGACTACCGTGAGTGGAGTGACGCCCAGCCGAGGGCGATCAAAACGCATAGTGCCGGCTGCCATATGTGGCACCGCGACTGCATGATTCACAGATTGGCAGACGCACTGAAACGAGCGAGGCTCACCGACGCGGAGCGGGAGGCGATTGAGAGAGCCGCCGAGCTGGTTGACGCCAAGACATGCGGTGACCCCGCCACGCTGCGGACGCTACTGGAGCGGACGAAGTGAGCCACAACGAGCCGATAGCGTGGGCGGTCCTGCTCGCGGACGGCGACCGCATCTACGATGTCTACGCCGTCGAAGAGGAAGCCAAGGCGATTGACGCGGTTGTGACGGGCAATCACGGCGTCGTCCCGCTGTGCCGCTCGCCCACGCTCACCGAAGCGGAGCAACTCGCAGTTGCATGGGCGGCGAGAGAGGCCGACGAGTGGGACGAGGAAGACACCCCAGAGGTCGCTGCACACGCCGATGCGTTGCGCGGGTTGGCGAAGAGACTATTCTGAGAACGAACAGGATCGCTTGGTTCTCAAGGGCAAAGGAGTAGCGAGATGCCGTGTCCAAAGTGCGGAAGCGCAAAGAGCGAGATGCCGGTGTCTTGGGAGTTGGTAGAGAACTGCTCTGGTGAGGTTTTGCGGCGGTCAAAGAACCGCGTGTTGGTTGCTGGTTGGCGTCGCGTCATCGGGGCAACGGTTGTGCCGGTGTTCGCGCGGAGAGCCAAACGGAAGAACTGAGAACCAGTGTTTCTGTGGGCGTAGAAAGGGAGACATGACATGAGTGATTTGATACCGCCGATGATGCCCGACGATCTGGATGCGCTCATCCAGGCAATGGAGCGAGTGCAGCAACTAGAGGCAGAGGTTGCCAGGCTGCGGCTCACCGACGAGGAGCGGACGGCCATCGGACTTGCTCGCTCTGTGTTTGAGGATTACAAGATGAGTCGGCTCCATAGTGCTGCCGACGAGGTGCTGGAGCGTCTCTTGGAACGGACAAAGTGAGAACGCCAGCGATCAGCGGCATCGAACACAGGAGCGACCATGACAAACGAGGCTGATGAGGTGTCCGCTGCATCGCGTGGTTCTCACGGGCAGGCGATCACAATGGTGATCGACGCGGAAATACGGGCGTTGATGCACGGTGCAGTAAGCCTCCGGCTTCACGCCGCCGAGCGAGCGCGCGGACAACAAGAACTAACCGATGCGTCAGAGATGTCTGACCTGCTTGCGATGGCAAATGTACTAGACGCGATGCGTCGGGAGCGCGAAGCAAAAGTCATGCGGTGGAAGTCAAGATGAGAACCAGTGTTTCTGCGGAACGTGATAACGTGCGGCGTTAGATAAAGAGCCTACGGAAGATTGCAGAAAGCCGCATGTTGTGTGCAGCGAAACGTATCACTCCTGATACACACCCCAAATGAAAGCCACCCTCTCTTTCAACCTGCCCGACGAACAGGGCGAGTTCGACGCCGCACGGCTGGGCCACAAGGCGTTGACCACCCTGTGGGACATCG